TTAAATGACCTCCTTACCTGTTAGATTACTTGATTTTATTGCTTTTTCCAAGAAATATGTGGATTCTTTGTAATTATTTAACGAACTGTACACATTTGCTACATCTACAGCCAAAGCTTCAATATCCACATATGCCTGTCTTGCCTCTAATTTGTCAATATGCGCCTTGATTTGAGCTAGCCCCTCTACTGGTTTACTGTAACAAAGATTTAAGATGGAGAACTTGAGGGAAAAGTTAGTATTATTGATATCTTCTGAAAATTCTATTCCTTCTTTAATCCATTCAAGAGCTTTAGGTGTTTCCCCTATTTTGTAATTTGATCTAGCTGACTCATAGACGCACTGTAAGTATGCTATAGGAGCATTCCTTTTTAAATCATCAGTTTTAAAAGCTGTGTCAAAAAAGTGGATAGCTTCATTATGCTTATCCTCTTGGATTTTTAAGAAACCCAAATCATAATACGCTAAGGAGAGAAGGTGCTTGTCATCAGCTTTGATCAACTTCTCCACGCAATCTTTGAGCATTTGCTCTGCTGTCTCTAACCTTCCATCATCAATGTAATTAAGGGCTAACAACATAGTACAGTTTATTACTTGTTTTTCATAACCATCATGCCCCTTATAAATATCTTTAGCTGTTGAGAGGTGGTGGAAAGAGAGTAAAGTAGTTTTGGTGAAGTAATATAGGCTGCCCAGTTTGTAATGAAATTCAGCCTTTTCAATTTCATCATATACTGAATCTAGCTGCTTTTCAGCCATTCTAAATAAAGAAAGGGCGTGAGAATAATTGTTTTTTGCGCTCTCAAACATTCCTTTAAACAGGAAAAAATAAAACCTCAGCATATCATCAGTTTTAGCCTTCTCCTCATTTGAGAGAACAGGCTCTCTGCTTGATATGTCCTCCATAAGAACTTTAAACCTATAATCAAGTAAATTAAAGTAAACCAACAAATCCTGATCCTCTTCCATATGATCTAAAATAGCAAGTATCTCATCCCTAAGCTCCACAGCAGCAGAAATTTCTCTCTTTCTTATATGGACATACCATCTATTAATAAGGTTAGCTACATCCACAGAGGCAATTTCTTTCATTACTAAACCCTCCCTATGTTAACTATGTAAATTATTTTACAGATAGTTGCCATTATTTGCAAAGGGAAATGGAAATATATTTAATTTTACACCCTAACATGGATAATCAATTTGTCTTAATAGAGTCTTAAAAAAGTATCAGAATAACATTTACAGTATACTGTAATCATGGTATGCTATAAGTGTGGTAAGGATAATATAAAAACACCATTACATAGTGAGGTATTGTATAATGGAAAAAGTAAATTACAGAGTATTTTATAGAGTTACATCAGGTCAGGGCTTTGTGGAGGTCACGCTTTTTGTAGAGAATAACTTTGATGAGACCTTAGTAGCGCAAAGAGAGGGCATGTTTGACACAATGGAGAAAGCACAGCACTTAATCAGTTATCTAACAGGTATAGGGGCTGATGTTGAGTTTCATGAATCTGTAGCTTATATAGGGGGAGAGGACTGACTTTGTTAATATTAATCATACTGGCTCTCATGGTCATTGGTGGCTGTGGGATGCTGTGGGATAAGTACAGAATTAGAAGGTACAAGGATGCTAAGCAGTGGGAACAGGTAACGAGATTTGAGGATGAGAGAAGAAACAGGAGGGCTGAGTGATCAGTCCTTTTCTTTATCCTTGAGAGCGTGTTATAATTTAATGTAAAGGTGCGCTTTTTTCTTGGCGGGAGAAAGTTGCTCCTCTGTATAGAGTAAGGGGGTATTTGCCCTTGTCTCTCACTATGTATCAGCGCTTTCTGCTTGTCCGGCGGGAGCGCTTTTTCTTTGAGCTGAGTGATCAGCTCTTTTTTTTATGTCCATTTAGTCTCAAAAGAGCTATACAAATAGTGTTTACAGTATACTGTTATAATGGTATACTGTAATTGTGTTGTAGTAAGCTAAAGGAGAGACAGAAATGATTTATTACTGGGTCGAGATCACATTTTTCAATAAGGAAACTGGGGAGGAGCTAGGGCTAACCTTAAAGGACATCTATGCTGACAATAATGAGCAGTTACATGCTAAAGTTGAGCAGCATATATCAGCTTGTTACAGTGGAGTAAAGGCTACATATAAAGTGTTAGAAAAGAAGTTAAGGGCTGAGTAATCAGCTCTTTTTTTATTGTCACAGATCAGGAGGAGCTGTCTAACTAGGCTAATGAGGAGGTGATACCTTGAGTATGAAACAGTTTAAGAATGATGATATGGATATTGTGGGAGAGCTGTTAGAGGATAATGGTCAGTACCTGTTTGTAAGAAGTGGAGGCTTCCTGTATGCTGTGTCAAAGACTAATCTAACTGTCACTGACTTGCCGAAGGCAGAAAAATCAGAAGATGCAGTTGAGGCAGTTAAACCAGTCAAACCAGTCAAGAAAAGGGGCAGGAAGGCTAAAAAAGATGAGAAAGCTGTAGAATAGCTGTTGATTAAAGGGAGTAGGCTGATGCTTGCTCTTTTTTTTGTATCACTGACTGTAACACAAAGTCTAAAATAGGGGTCTGTTTTTAATAGGGGGGGAGGGGGTGTCTGAATTTTTTAGGCAGGCTGAGACCAGACACATCAAGGGATTGAGGCTCTTAAAGTATTGTCTACAATATTAAATACATCAAAATTACTTTATTTAGAGTGTTACAGCTACCTACTTAGTAGGAAAAACATTAATAAACTTTCTTTTAAAACAGCCTAAAAGTAATAACAGTTATAAACAGTATAAGTAAATATAGAAAGATGCAGAATAAATGTAAGGAGCTACTTTGTTTGGGCTGTTACAGTTAGACATAGTAATGAGAGAGGAAATGACCTTTTAGAGGGTTATCAGCCTCCAAAATCTCTCTCTAAGTTGTCTCCTATTGTTTACCTCTAAAGGGTCTTTTCTGATGAGTCTGATGGTGTCATTTTGATGCTGTCAGGCTTTTTTATTTACCCTTATATCCAAGTAATTTAGAGATCAAGTCTCTGATTATGGAAGCTAAATGGAGGTCAAATGTAGGAGCAAGCTGATTTTTGATCTTGGGTTTTTGTTGTAACTGTGGCAAAGCTTTATTTTACAGTTAAATGCCTGTAAATGAGAGCAAATAAATGACAGTTAAATGTCTGATAAATGCAGCAATAGCAAGGGATTAAATGCCCTGTGAATGACAAGTTAAATGGCTGTTAAATGACAGTAAATATAAGGCAAGTGCTGTAAGGCAAGAGAAGAAAAAGTACAAGAAAAGGGGAGTGGATACACTGTGAAAAATAAAAGGAAGGTATTAAAGCCTGAGCAATACAAGGCAATAGCACTGATGGTGTACAAGGATGTTAATGGGCTTACCAATGAGATGATTGCTAAAGAGGTGGGGGTCAATCCAAGTACCCTGTATGAATGGAAAAAGGGGCAGGCATTTAATGATGAGCTTATCAGGCAGTCTGAGGAAGTACAGAGAAGCTTTCTAGCAGATACCTACACGCAGCTAAGGATGATTATTAATAACCCTAAAGCTAAAGAAGGTACAAAGATTAAGGCTATTGAATTGGTACTCAAGAATCAAGGCAGACTTAAAGATGTACAAGAAGTTACTCAGTCTGTTGATGAGAAGTCTTTAACAGATATTCTAACTGAATTGAATAACATCTAATCACAAAGGCTGAGCTGTTTGCTCAGTCTGTTTTTTATTTTATTTTTTGAGACTAACTTATGAGACTGTTTAAAGCCTTATATATCAATGATTGTTTAAGTGTCTCAGAATCATGTGTTTATGAGACTGCTCACATGTACTCTCTCTGTTACTCTGCTGTGAAACTCTACAGAAAAATAATTGCTCAAGGTTTTGGGGGGCTACAGGGGGGAACAGGGGTAGGAGGGGCTAGGGCAAGTGCCTCTAACATTTACACAATGGAAAATACCTTTTGGGTGGTAATCTTTTGCCAGTCACTCTACAGCCACTCTAACAATAACACTCTACTGATACTCTACTGGCTCTATACAGTTAGGGCAGTCTTGCTCAAGCTTCCAGTTATCTACCTTTTCATAGTTAAATTTTTCTGCTATGATATTCCTATAAAAACAAGAACAAGTGTTCTAATTCAGGAGTGGAGTAATGACAGTGGTAGAGGATTGGATAACTAAAGTACCTGTAGATGTATGGCATATATTAGAGGATTGGGGTTACTTTAGGCAAGACATAAATCTTACAGATGTGGTCAATCTAACCAAGTACCTCCTTGACAGTTTAGCAAATGGAGACAACACAGACTATTACTACAGCTTGCAGTATGAGGATGAGGTTAGGTATTACAAACTGAGGTTTGACTGCATAACCTTCCTCTACTGTTTTGAGCAATATGCATTAGGAAAGGGGATGCTTGAGGAGTAGGAAGGGCTTAACATATCTGTCTTTATTTGTTGTCACAGTTTGGGAAGGGCTTTCTAATTAAGGGTTAAAACAGTAGGAGGTCATGTTATGGCTTACAGTATGGATTTGAGTAAAAATAAATTTGGTGCTAGATTGTATATTCCAAAAGAGGAGCTTAAGTTTGACCCTAAGAGAGAGCCTTTCATTGAAAAGAAGGTACTGCATGAGTTAGGCAGAGGTATGGAGCATAAAATAGAAGTAACCAAGCAGTATGATGAGAACATTAACAGCTATGTGTTTGAAGCAAAGGCAGTCATCTTGACTCCTGAGGAGTACAGAGCCATGCTTGGACACATTAGACATCTTGAAGATCAGGTAAGGGTGGTATATGGGGGCAGAGATTAATTTCTCTGTCCTTTTTTTATGCTGTCACACTTTCTCCTGACTGTCTAACTAGGGATATGAAAAGACACTTAGGAGGAATACCTATGAAAATGACATTTAACAGAAATCCTATCACTTATGGCAAGACTATTGAGCAGCCTAGTCAGGAGCTGATTAAAAATACTCCTGCTTTACATAATGCCTCACTGGGTGATGCTATCAAGTTTGGGGGAGAGCTTACTAGGCAGGCTATTGGAACAATGGATTTAACTTTCAGTAAAAAGCACATCATTGTAGACACAAAAGTACACATGTTAATGCCTACTTTTTCACCTGCCTTATCAGGTTGGCACAGTGATGGAGTGCCTAGAGGTGCTGAGCTTAATCCTACATTGAAGAAAGCTCCTAACATTCAAGCACAGGAGGACATGGATGCTAGTATCTTTCATCTGTTTGTCACTGGGCAGGGCTGTCTCACTCAATTTTTAGATCAGAGCAATGTAGAGCTGGAAGTGCCTGACACTCCTGACTCTAAACTGTACAGCATGATTAATCAGCAGGTTACTCAAGGTCTTGCTGAGGGCAAGTACACAGCTACTGACATTCCTAGCTGCACTGCTGTTAAATGGGATTGGTGGGATTTGCATACAGCACAGCCTGCTAAAGAGCATGAGTGGAGATTCTTAATCAGGGTGACAGAGACTGATCTACATGAGCCTAAGACTGATCTTAGAGACATCATCAGAACACAGCAACAGGTATACTTACCTCATAATTTTGGATGGTAAACCTCAGGCAGGGCTTTCATAGTCCTGTCTTTTTTTTTGTGCTGTCACAGACTTAGCAGACTTTTCTAACTAGGAGGTACAGGGGTTAGCCCTTGACTTTTGGGGAGGTCTGTCTATGACAGTAAAACTGGATAGAAAAGAGATAGAGCGCCTTTTAGCTTTAGAGGAGTACAAGCCTATTGAAAGGCTAGACAAGTCTACTCTTGATGCTGATGAGAAAGCTCAGGTAAGGGAAGTAGAACAGGTGGTAAGCTTTGGGCAGGAAATAATTGAGCTGTTTGATTGGTTTATTGAGGCACATGGCACACTGCCTACACAGAAACAGTATGTTAACTCAGGCGTAAATAAAATGCTTGCTTGGTTCTCAGACAATAAGCCTGATGTAGAAGTAACTACAGTTATGGTGGAGGCTTGTAAAGGCAGACTCACTAGGACATACATGAGTAAGGTTATTGAGCTGCATTTTGAGGCTTGCTTGAGGGAGTTCCTACCTCACCTAAACATTATCTCTCACCCACTTATTGACTCTGTTATGGGTGTAGACATTGTAGCAGAGGACGATAAAAAGAGATACTACATTCACATAACCTCAAATACTCCAATGGCAAGAAGGATGCTGAGAGAGAAGGAGTCAAGAGGAGGCTACAGGGTGGGCAGTGCTTTCATCAAATACACTAGAGATTTTACAGGAGACCTTATGCTGATGTATGACATCCATGCAGAATCTGAGACAACACAGATAATCAATGGTTTTCCTCTATTTAGACCTGAGTTTATTGAGTGGAGACTAGATATTGCAAGCAGGTCAATAACAGCGGGGGAATTTTTAACAGCGCCCTACAGCAAGCTAAAGCATTTCCTACACTGGGCAGAGCATCAAGTAAAACTGGATATACAGCTACAAGAGGGGGCATAACTGCCCTCTTTTTTTTCGCCTATTTCTGTTGTCTCAAAAAAGTTTCAATATAAACTTTACAGTATACTGTAATTGTGATAGGCTTATTTTAGAGTTGATTGACAGGAGATGGGGTTAACATGGAAAAGAGATACACAGTAAAGGCTAATGGTACTACAGCAGAAGGTAAAAAGAATTGGGAGGTCTACGATAAACAGTCTGAGCAATTTCTTTCTCAGTTTGAAGGTGGTAGATTTGCCCTCCAAGATATAGCAAAACAACTAAATGAGGGCACTATGTCTCTTGAGCCTGTGGAGGAAAAGAATATAAAAACTTTGGGCTACATGAGGGTATCTACAAAACTTGATAAGCAGGTCTTTGACAGACAGGAGGAGCAATTAAAGGCTTATGGTGTAGATCATCTTTATGCTGACAGAATGTCAGGGGCTAAAAGGGAAAGACCTGAGCTTAATAAGTTACTAGATGATCTTAATGAGGGAGATACAGTAGTAATTGTGGCTATTGACAGGCTCAGCAGGTCTACAAAGGACTTACTGGAGATTGTGGAGATCATAAAGAGTAAGGGTGCATCATTAAAGTCTCTCAATGATTCATGGTTAGATACATCTAATGGAAATCCTATGTCTGAATTTCTTCTCACTGTAATGGGCGCTTTAGCTCAGATGGAAAGAGCGCAGATTACGCAAAGAGTAAGAGAAGGTGTAGCGGTAGCCAAGGCTAAGGGCACTAAACTGGGCAGACCCAAGAAGAATCAGCACAAAGTAGAGCTTGCTTTGGAGCTTTATGCTAAAGGTGAGCATAATGTGCCTCAAATAGTACAGATAACAGGAGTCTCAAAAGCGACTCTTTACAGAAAAATCAAGCAACTTGAAGAAGGAACACTCTAAGCAGGTAACTGCATGAGACAGCTAACTAACTGCTGTCTCTTTTTTCATGCCCTCACCTTTATGGAATAGTCCTCAGATGAGCTATTAAGTGGTTAACCCATATAGGGTTAGCTGAGACATAGAGAATAAAGGGGAGAGGGCTAAAATGTTAGCAATGGATTTAATCAAATGGCTCAAGGATACTCCTATAGATGAGGTTATTGAGTATGCCTCAAGGCTAGAGGGTAAAATTGAGGAAATGAAAATTGATGCTTTAAATTATATTCAAGAAGGAGACAGAGACTCTGCTGAGGAGATGTTAGATGAAATCAAATACTACAGCAAGGTATACAGAATGACAAGAGGCTACTTTGATAGTCTCTTTTTTGCATATGAGTACTTTTCAGATGATAAAAACCCTGAGAATGAGACTAACCTGATACCTAAAGGAGTTTCCATAGAGGATGCTCCTGACTTCCACAGGGAGCTGACAGCTAAACTGGATGAGCTGACTACTATAAACCCTATTAAAAATATTTGTTGGGGTTCTAGTAGGGGGAGTGGTAAATCTGCCTACTTGTCCAATGTGTACCCTACACATGCAGTAGTTTACAGGACAAGAAAGTATATTGTAATCATCTCAGAAACAGCATCCATGTCTCAAAACTTTGTAGAGTTTATCTCTACTAACCTCAAGAGCAATGCAAAGCTTAGGGAGGACTTTGGGGAGCATCTTTCAATTAACAAAAAGGCTAACCCTGAGGACAATCAGGAGGGTTTTGTAACCTTTTCAGAAATCAAAGTGCAGTCATCCTCTATGGGTGGGCAGCTCAGGGGTTCTAGGTTTAAGAATGCAAGACCTGATCTTATTTGTTGTGATGATTTAGAGTCGGCTAAGAACACAAACACCAAAGACCTGAGAGACAAAAACCTCCATTGGTTTAACTCAGTAGTAGTGCCTTTGGGAGACCCTAAAAAGACTGCCATTATCTACATGGGTACTCTTGTACATGGTCAAGGCTTGCTGCCTAACATCATGAGAAGGAGTGGCTATGACTCTAAGATGTACTCAGCTATCATCAGTGAGCCGGTACATCAGGATTACTGGGAAAAGCTTGAGAACATGCTGAGAGATATTGACAACCCATACAGGGAATCTGAGGCAGAGGCTTTCTATGCTGAAAACAGGGAGGTTATGGATGAAGGAGTAGAGGTGCTGTGGGCTGACAGGTTTAGCTATTTTGATCTGATTAAGAAAAAGATTGAGATTGGTAGCAGAGCCTTTGCATCTGAGTACTTAAATAAACCATCTGATGATGAGTCAGTAATCTTTAAAGAGGATTACTTCTTGTACTTTGAGGACTCTGATTTATTTGTAGAGGATACTCAAGGTAGGAGCAGGATTAGTCATTATTTAGATATTGTAGGCTTTTGGGATATTGCTATGGGTAAAAACAGCAGGTCTGACTACAATGCTATCAATATCATTGCTAGAGACAGGAGGACAGGCGTTATTTATGTCCTAGAGAGTTGGGCTAAGAAGTGTACGCCATCTCAAGCTATGGAAGTAGCTTTAAATATGATTGAGAAGTATCAGCCTAAAAAGTTTGGAGTAGAGACCATACAGGCACAGTATGACATCTATAGGCAGATGCAATCTAGGGCAGTGCAGAGAGGACTGTACTTTACTAGGATAGTGCCAGTTAACCCTACTACTAGGAAGGAGTCAAGGATTGAGGCATTAGAGCCGCTGTTTGAGCAGGGAGTCATCAGGATTAAGAAAAATCAGAGGATACTTCAAGAGCAGCTAGTACAATACCCTAACCATGACCATGATGACAGTATTGACAGCTTAGCATCAGCCATAGGGATGACAAGGATAAATAAGAGAGGATTTTGGTACAAGCCTGAGGGGATTTAATCCTTTTGGGCTTTTTTAATACCAAAAATTAAGGGGGAAAAAGATGTCTACATTCAATCAGATGTTTACTAAAGGAGAGTTTTACCCTCCTATTGAGCATAAAGACAGGATTAACAGGTATAAGGAAAACAAGCTCTTAATTGAGGGCAAGCATGGAGAGCTTTTCAGAAAGCACAACTTTAATAGAAATGGAAAGCTGTATGTTTCGGTCAATCTAGCAGGAATTATAGCTAAGAAGTCTGCTGATTTTTTGATTGGAGACGGAGTACAGGTCTCAGCAGGTAAAGAGGATAACAGCAGGGAGCAGGTAGCCTTAGATAGGATTAAGGATGCGAATGATGTTGACATTCTTTTCTATGAGTCAGCCTTAGCTAATGCCTACAGAGGAGACAGTTTCTTTAAGGTTAGATATGGTCAGGAATATGGTGGCATGTATCCTCCTGAGTTTGATAATCCAAGGGTGATTATTGAGACTCTTGATGCAGGCTATGTCTTCCCTGAGGTTGCCAAGCACAATAAAAACCTAATCACTGCATACCATGTAGCAATTCCTATCAGGATTGATGATGAATCAAAAGAGATCATGGAGTCTGATTGGGTTCTTAATATTGAGAGCCATTATGCAGGTAAGATCATTTACAACCAATTTAAGCTAACAGTCATGGTAACTGAGGCTGATGGCACTCCTATTGACTTCAAGATAGGAGACCCTATAGGAAGCCCTCAGGAGGTCTTTACTGGGGTTCCAGTGCCTTTGGTAGTCCATGTCCCTAACTTCTCTTTAGATGACCACTGGGAGGGATTAGATGACCTTTCAGAGCTTAAACCATTGTTTGATGAGCTTAACAATAGACTCAGTCAGGTGGCTTCAATTTTGGACAAACACAGTGACCCTGCTTTGGCTTTGCCAATGGGATTACTGACAGAGGATGAGCATGGCAGACCTATATTTAATGTGGCTAATTCTAAGGTATTTGAGATTGATGGAAACAGCAAAGACATCATCCCTCAGTATGTTACTTGGAATGGACAGTTACAGGAGGCTTACTCAGAGATTGACAGAATCATTGACATGATCTTGATTACTGCTGAAATCCCTGCTGTAGCTTTAGGTAAAGGTGACTCAGGTACATCAGGTAGCTCAGGTCTAGCTATCAGATTTAGGCTTAACTCTTTGTTAGCCAAGATTAAAAGGAAAAGAAAGTATTATGAGAAAGGTCTCAAAAGAGTCTTTTTAATTGCTCAGTACTTAGAGTCTGTGGTAGGTGTAGCTGATTATGAAATTAGTACCCCAAAACTTACCTTTACTGATGGTCTTGATAAGGATGAGCTACAAGAGGCTAACCTAACCTCTATCAGAACAGGCGGGGCTGTTACAATGTCTCAGAAAACTGCAATCATGAAGCTTGATGGACTCACTGAGGAGCAAGCAGATGCAGAAATTGCAAGGATTGAGGAGGAGCAGTCAGCTCAAGCTAAAAAAGAGGCTACAGCATCCCCATCCATTTTTAATGATCTTGAGGAGGATGAGGAAGAAGATGAGCCAGAAGAAGAAGAAGAAAAAGAAGAATCAGAGGAGGAGCAGGAGTAATCCTGTCTCCTTCTTTTTTATTAGGGGGAGATTAAATGGGGTTTATGCCTACACCAAAGTATGACAGGGATAAAAAGAAAATGGCTAAGATGCTGTCAAGGCAGTACAAACAGATGCTAGACTACCTGATCTTACAATTACAGTTTAATCCTGATGAGCCTAAGATTATCAGGGAAGCTCAGATAATGAGGCAGATCAACTACTGGTTAAAGGAGCTAGATGAGGCTCTTTATAAAGAAATAGAAAAGCTAATCAAGAAGTCTTTTCAAAATGGTCAGGCATATCACCTGCTGTCTGTTAAGGAGGCTAAAACATGGGAGGAAGCTGTAAGCTCATCCTCATTTAATAAGCTACAGAGAGGGAAAATAGAGGCTCTTATTGCTGATACCTATGATGACATTTTAAAGGCTACTAAAAAAACCTCAGAGGCGGTAAAGGTTGTGGTCAAGCAGACTGTATCAAAAGTGGCTCAATATCACTCTTTGAATAATGGGAATTATGCTGACATGCAGAAAGACCTAGTTAAGCAGCTATCCAAAAAAGGACTTAGTAAGACCATTGTTAAGGAAGGGTTTGTAGGTATCACAGATAAAGCGGGCAGGAAGTGGGATCTTGCTACTTACAGCAAAATGGTAGTGACCACTAAGACCAATCAGGCTTTTGTTGAAGGTGTTACCCATGAGGCACAGGAAACGGGTTTTGATTTAGCAGTAATCTCAGATCATGGGGCTGAGGATGCTTGTAGAAAGTGGGAAGGCTTAGTTATTTCCCTTACAGGCAAAACAAAAGGCTATATCACTTACAAACAGGCTAGAGCTACTAATGAGATATTCCACCCAAACTGTGAGCATGGTGTCCATTCTATTAGATCACTAGACATGTTACCTGAGGATGAGATAGCTCAGCACAGGAGAAAAATGGCTCAGATAGGTGATGTAGATAGCAGGAAATATGTGAGGAAAAAGAAAAGGGCATAACTTCTTTAACAAAAAGTCAAGTTTTTTCCTAATTTACTTTATTTGTGCCTTATTACTTAGACATATATATGACTCAGGTAGAGAGCCTGAGATGAGAGAGGAGGAGCAAAATGCCTGATGAAGTTGTACAGCCTGAGGCTACAGAACCTACAGAAACTGAGCAAGTGACAGAGGAAGTAAAAGAGCCTGAGGTCACTGTTAAGGTAGAGGTAGAAGAAGTAAAAGAGTCTGAGGTTAAAGAGGACAAAGAGCCTGAGACTGAAACAAAACAGAAAGAAGTTACAGAGGTTGAGGAATCTAAAGAGCCTACTAATGATACAGATGCTGAGCCTGATGAGTTGGTTAATGTCAAAGGTCAGTTAGCCGACAAAGAAAATGAAGTAACTGATTTAACAGCTAAGCTAAAGAAATCAGAGGCAAAAGTAGATGACCTCAAAACTCAAGTAAAGTCTCTTTCTACTGTAGTTGATTCTTTGGTTGAAAATAAGGTGAAAGCAATTCCTGAGGAGTTTCTAGGTTTAATACCTGAGGGGGATGCAGTAAGTAAGTTAGCTTGGATTACTAAAGCTGAGGAAAGTGGAGTCTTTACTAAGCAGGTACAAAATGTAGAAATTGGGAAGCCTTTAGAGCTTACTCAAGATGATCCTAAAGCTGTAAGTAAGATGAGTCCACAGCAAAAAATGGCTCATTACTTTAGTCAAGCATTTTCAAGAAATTAACTATAAACAGGATGGCAGAGAGCTAAAGGCTCTCTTTTTTAATGCCAAAATTTAAGGGGGAAAATAAAAATGGCAGGTTTAACACTAGCACAGACTGTAGACCTGACTCAAGATGTCCTTAAAAAAGGTGTCATTGAGACTATGGCTACTGAGTCTAAACTATTGGCAGTATTGCCTTTTATGAATATTGAGGGATCAGGATATTCTTACAATGTTGAGCAATCTTTAGCAGGAGTAGAGTTTAGGGCAGTTAACACTAACTATAACACTGTAGCTCCTACTACTAAGAAAGAAACTGAGTTCCTTACTATCCTTGGTGGAGAAGCAGTTATTGATAGCTTCCAAATGGAAGTACACTCTAACATCAATGACCTTATGGCTATTCAGACAGCTCTTACAGCTAAGTCTATTGCACACAAGTATGAGAAAACTTTCATTAATGGTGATGTAGCTGTAGATGCTAACTCTTTCAATGGTCTAAAGAAAAGGGTAGCAGGCACTGAAATGGAATTTGCTAACACAGGTAATCTGACTGCTGACCTTGATGTACTTCTTGATGAGGTTTATGGTGGCGCTGATGCTCTTATCATGAACAAGAAAACAAGAAGGAAGCTGACAGGTGAGGCTAGGGATGGTCAGATCACTTATGTTAAAAACTCCTTTGGTGTACAAGTTACACAGTATGGAGATGTAGACATCATTGACCTTGATGCAGAATTGCTTGAGGATGATGTGATCTTTGCTGTTAAGTTTGGTGCAGGTGAAGCTGTATCAGGTCTACAGTCTAAATCAGGTCTTTCTGTTAGGTCTCTTGGTGAGCTTGGTGAGTCTCCACAGATTAAGACTAGGATTGAGTGGTTTGTAGGCTTGGCTGTATTCCATCCTAAAGCTGTTGCTATGAGGAAGGCTACTGCTGAGGCTGCTGCTTAATCAGCAGAGTAAATAATTGGGCAGGGCAGGGGTTTCCTGTCTTGTCCTCTTTTTTTATATCTAATTACTAGAGAGGAGATAGGGAAATGGCAGTAAAAGTGATTGTACCTAATGAGAATTATAGTGAGCTGTATCAAGGTGTGCAGTTTAAAAATGGTGAGGGAATCTTTGAAGATGAGAAGTTAGGCAAGTCTATTGCAGAGACTTTGGGGTACAAGGTAGAGACTATCAAGGCAGAGAAGAAAGCGCCTGCTAAGAAAGCACCTGCTAAGAAGAAAGCTGAGTAAGGAGGTAGATAATGATGCTGACACAGGTAGAGGTAGGGCAGTTTATTGATGAGAATATACTCCATTCTAAGTTATGGGATGCCTCTGATGATGCTGTAAAACAAAAGGCAGTCAATCAGGCTCAGCATACTTTATTTAGGTATCTACCTGATGTCTATAAAGAGGGAGAGGTTATTCCAGTAGAGGATGTAGCTGAGCAAGTACTTTGGTTGCTTAAACTGGATGACTCCATGCAAAGAGCTGAGATGGGTACATTGATGATCACTATTGATGGTATTCAAGTACAGCTTAAAGATATGGATAGGACAATCTCTCCTAAGATACTTAATTACTATGGTATCTCAAGCATCAGGAGAAAGAGGGTAGGCAGCTATGCTGTTCCTCTGTCAGATACCTACAGGATGGGTATTGAGTCTAGGACTGATAGGCACAGCAAGTACCTCTATTATAGGAGGGATTAAGTATGAGCATGTTGGGTTTTGTTCCTATGCCTCACACAGCCAAGCTGTTAAAGGCTGACAGTGCTTTAGATGAGTGGGGCTTACCAATGGATACAGGAGTAGGAGAGTCAATACCTTGCAAGATCACTTATAACAGTAGCAATGAGTCAATACAGGTAGCCTCAGGAGAGATGGTAGTTTACAGTGCTGCTATTCTCTTTGAGGGCGCACCAAAGATCAGATATGAGGATTTGATTGAGTGGTCAGATGATTGGGGCAATGTCCACAAAAAGCCCCCTTTAAATATTAACTACAAACATGACTTAGCAGGCAGTCCTGTTGCTGTTAAGGTCACTGTTTAATGGCTAGGTTTTCTGTTAGGGCTGACTTTGTGGACAGGTCAAAGCTAATCAGCAGGCAGATTAAAAGGACTATGGAAGGTGCAGTATTGGATGTCACTTTGGATATGAAAAGGGTAGCATCCATGTCAGCTCCTCATAAGTCAGGCTTTTTGGAGAAGCAGGCGCAGCATGAGATTTATGCCTCAAGCAATTACATCGAGGGGGCAGTTAGTTTCTCTGCCGCACACAATGGCTTTAACTATGCTAAGTGGACTCATGATGCAGACTACAAGCTAGGGGATAAGTCAGAGAAGAAAAGAGGAGGCAGGTCTAGGTTTGGTGGTGGGGCAGTTCCTGTAGGTAAAGGCTATTTAGAAAATACACTTTCTATGAATAGGTCAGGCTACATGAACTACCTTGAAGAAAAATATAGACAGGCTTTGAGTTAGGGGGGAAGGTCATGAGTATCACAGATATTGTAGGCTTCCTCAAGTTAAAGGGTTTTGGTAATGAAATTTATCCTTTAGCTTTTCCTGCTACCTCTAATGATGATGCTATTTTAGTAGAGATAGGGGATGGCATACAGCCAAAGGGAGTTTTATCAGATTTTGTTATCACAATCACAGTAAGAAACATCCACCCTAGTAAGGCTGAGCAGGTGGCTATGAGTTTGATAAATACATTGCATGGAGTTACTAATGTTCTCATTGGTGATGCCTACATTGTACAGATGATAGCTCAGTCCATTATGCCTGCCTATCTAGGTAAAGATGAAGAAAATAGATATTTTTACTCTGTGAATTTGAGAGTCCTAGTTTAACAGCTAAGGCTCTTTTTTTTATGGGGAAATTTAAGGGGGAAATAATATGTCAGCAGTAGCTAAAAAAGTAGCAGGTGTAGATGTCCTATTAAAGATCAAAAAAGCTGATGGTACAGTATTGATCTTAGGGGGACAAACAGGAGCAACCCTAAACAGGGAAGCAGAGACTATGGAAGTAACAGACAAAACATCAGGAGGCTGGGCATCTAGCTTGCCAGGCATTAAATCTTGGTCTATTGATGCAGATGGCTTTGTAGTGCTGGGAGATGTAGCATTAGAGGCAGTAGAGGAGGCTTTCAATGATAGGACTCCTGTAGAGGCTGAGATCAGGGTAGGCGCTACTTCTGACCTTGATGGAGTAACTTACAATGGTACTGGTTACATTGTTGACCTGCCTTTAGAGTTTGCTCAAGATGATGCAGTAACTTACTCTCTGTCTATTGATGGTGCTACTCCTTTGGTAAGGACTAAGGGTGCTGTTACAGAATCTACTCAAACTGCTTAGTTTCACTTTAAAACTCAGTAAATAGTTAGACATATAGAGGAGTAGGGCTAATGCCTTGCTCCTCATTATTTTATTTTAGGGGGAAATAGGATGGCTATTAAGACAGTAGATGTAGTGTTAGATAAAGAGAGGAAACTTGCTTTTCCTTTAATGGCTTTAATCAGGTTGAAGAAAGAGCATGGTATCCAGTTAGCAGATTTGAAAGATAAAGAGAAGGCTCAAGATGTTGAGGTTATTCTTGCAATTATTTGGGCAGGTCTTATCCATGAAGAGCCTGAGCTAACCTTTGAGCAAGTAGGATACATGATTGACATTAGTGAGCTGCCTGCTATCTCAGAGAAATTGTCTGTTGTATTTGGGAGCATGAATGAAAAAAACTTACCAAAGTAAGCCTTGCTAATTTGACTATAGAGAACATCTATAAGTATGGCTATGGCTTACTTAAACTAGATCAGCAGACTCTCTACTCTATGGACTGTTTTGAGTTTATTGAAAGGGTAGAGGGCAGCCTGCTGTGGCATGAATACCAATTAGATGAGCAGCTAAATAATCAAGCTTGGTTTACAGCTAATCTAATGATGGCATCTGGAAACATGAAGAAGTCCACTGATGCATTGAAGCTCAAGAAAGGTCTTTATAAGTCTCTTGAGGATTTAGAGGAAGAAAGCAAAACTAAGGTGACTGTAAAGAAAGACTATGAGGATGAAAAGGCTAAGCTACTTGGTAGGTTTGGTCTTGATGAATCACAACTAAATAGTTAAACACTTGAGAGCTGTTGCTAAGAGAATAAAACCTCTGCAATGGCTCTCTTTTTTATATCAGAAGGGTAGGTGGTAGAGATGGCAAGTGCAGGAGAGTTAACAGCAAGAATAACCTTAGGTGGGATGGATACTGTAGAGAGGCAGCTAAGGAGCTTCAGTACAGCAATGGACAGGGCTTCAGAGCAGGCTAGTAGCATGGGTAGGACACTCAGGGAAGCGGGGGAGGGCTTTAATGAGTTGGGTGAGAACATTGCGCCCTTGTCAGCAGGGCTTGTAGCTATTGGTGGTGCATCTGTGGCTGCATCAGATAACATCAATCAAGCTGTTAATCAATTCAAGACTAAGTTAGGCGCATCAGGTGCTGATCTTGAAAACTACAAAGGACACATGGAGGAAGTAGGTAAGACAGGTGTAGGCTCCTTTGAGGAGGTCTCTGATGGTATCATAACTGTTTCAAAAAACATGAAAGGGTTATCTGATGGAGATTTAAACAGCGTGACCACTGAGGCAATGCAGTTAGCTAATGTCATGGACTCTGATGTAGGAGAAGTCTCCAAGACAGCAGGACAGTTAATGAGCCAGTTTGGTATCAGCGGCTCACAAGCTATGGACATGATTGCTAAAGGTTATCAAGAAGGCATGGACTATGCAGGCGACTATCAAGACACTCTTAATGAGTACTCTGTATACTTCAAAAACCTTGGTTTTGATGCTGATGACATGTTTAACACACTTATCTCAGGTGCTAATGCAGGAGCTTTTAACCTTGATAAGGTGGGGGACGCTGTTAAGGAATTTGGGATCAGGTCTAAGGATGGCTCTGACACTTCTAAACAAGCCTTTAAAGACCTAGGCTTAGATGCTGACAAGATGACCGCTACTTTTGCTAAAGGTGGAGAAGGCGCTAAAAAAGGCTATGCACAGGTAGTAAATGCCTTGGCAGGGGTAAAAGATCAGACTGAGAGGAATGCCATTGGTGTATCTCTCTTTGGTACTCAGTATGAGGATATGGAAAAGGATGTAATTGCTGCTACAGGTAGTATGGAAGATCATATGAAAGGCTATGGAGGCACAGCCAGTAAGATGGCTAAGGATAACATAAACTTTGCACAGGAGATGCAGGGGGCGTGGAATCAGATACAGATAGCCATTAAACCTGTAGGGGATGTGCTGAGAGGAGCTATATCAGATGTAATGCCTACTATAGTCTCAGCAATCCAAAGCATGTCAAATGCCTTTATGGGGCTGTCTCCAAACATGCAGAAAGTAGTACTTGCTGTGGGAGCTTTTGTGGCTTTCTTGCCTGTAATGCTTGTAGGTGTTGGGGGAATCTTATCTGTTCTCGGCACTATGGCTACAGGATGGGGAGCTGTTGCTAGGGGGTTTAGTTTGGTAGCTACAGGAGGTACAAAGCTAATCTCAGCTATCAAGATGATAGGTACAGCTTTTAGAGCTTTATCTGCAATCTTCATGGCTAACCCATTTCTTCTGATAGTTGCAGGCATTGTAGTGGTGGCTGTCCTGATTTACAAGTATTGGGATCAGATTTCTGCCTACACTATAGCTGCTTGGAATGCTATTAAAGCTTGGTTTGCTCCTTTTTGGGAGTTTTTAAAAGCCTTGGTAAGTGCTTTTGTAGCTGCTTTTATGGCATACATTAAGACTGTAATTGCCTTTTGGACTTCTGTCTGGAATGGCATAAAGACTGTATTCATAGCAATTTGGTCAGGACTTTCTGCCTTTTTCTCCTCAATATGGTCTAATTTGACTTCTGTAGTCACTACTGTTTTCAATGCAATAAAGACAGTGATAAAAGTAGCTTGGGATGCTATAAAAACCATTTTCCTTATTGCTATTGGGCTTTTAGTTACTATCCTTTCCCCATTGTGGAATGCCTTTGCTACTGGGTGGAATGCTTTGGTGGGAATTGTAAAAACTGTGATGAATAAGGTTAAGTCTTGGGTGAAGGCAGCTATAACCATCATACAGAATTTATGGTTAAAGTATTCCTATGTGGTCAGGGCTTTGTGGATGCAAATATATAGCAGCTACATCAAGCCTGTGGTAGACAGAATTAAGAGTGTCATCTCTACTTTGATTGGTAAGGCTAAGCAGGTTATGAATGCAGTTAAGTCAGCTTTCAAAGTAGCTTGGGATGCTATTTACAAGGTAATTGTTAAGCCTGCGATAACCTTCATAAAGAATTTTATAAAAGGGCTTATCATAATTGCGAAAGCTGTCATGTCAGCGGTGAAATCTGCCTTTTCTACAGCTTGGAATGCAATTAAAGTAGTAGTAACAAAGGTAATATCAGTAATTAAGAATGTGATTCAAGGACTTACTTCTAAGGTGTCCTCAGTTACAGGGAAAGTAAAGTCCTTCTTTGTGAATGCCTTTAATGCTATAAAATCTAAGGTATCCTCATCTATATCCAGTGTGAAAGATAAGATCAGCAGCATTTGGAATACAGCTAAGTCCATAGCAGGTAAGATCAAGGATGCTTTTAGTGGCATCTTCAAGAGTATTAAAATTCCTCACTTTTCTCTAGGTGGATGGTCTGTTAAGGACTTACCTAAGCTACCCAAAATGTCAGTTAGTTGGCACGCTAAAGGTGGTATCCTAAACAGTTCTACTCTGATTGGTGCAGGTGAGAAAGGTGCTGAGGCTATTGTGCCTTTGTCCTCTCAAAGAAGGATGAAGCCTTTTGCTCAAGCAGTGTCTAAGTTCATGCCTGAGGGAACAAAAGGAGGCTCTAATACTTCCATTAATGTAGCTCAGATGGTTGTAAGGGAGGAGGCAGATATTCAGAGGATTGCTCAAGAGCTGAATAGGTTGCAAGACAAGAAGGAGAGAGCTAAAGGTAAACTCTCCTTTGTTTAATCAATAAGCCTAAGGGGGTTTAACCCTTTGGGCTTTTTTTATTTTATAGGGGGAATTGGAATGGCTGAATTTGCAGGAATTTACTTTAATGAGTTACCTCTGCCTAGCTTTGTCAGGGTAATCAATGTCAATCATAGTATTTTGCCTCCTGTTAGTCAGAACACACTAGCTGTAGGTGGCAAAGCAGGGGTTTATGATTATGGAAACACATTAGGTAGCAGGGAGATTAGTATTGATGTGATCATTGTATCTCCTGAGGAGAATGTATTGCCTAGCCTATTAGAGGAGCTGTCAGCATGGCTGTACTATGAGGAAGAAAAAGAGCTGATCTTAGGAGATAACCCTAACAGGTATTATAAGGCTAAGTTTACAGGAGACTCTGACATTAAGGAGTCTTTTTTATATGGTGAAGGTACTTTGACTTTTACCTGTTCTGATCCTTATATCTATGGGTTAGAGAGGCAGTACCTGATTCCTGCTGATTATAATGGGGATGTATTGGGGCTGACTAACACAGGAAATGCAGAGACATTCCCTCAACTAAGATTTGAAATGACTCAGGATGTAACTGACTTCTCAATAGTTGCAGGAGAGGACTTTATTGATTTTGGTAGCCCATTGTCTGTAGACGCTGATGCCAATACTAAGGTAGACGCAGGAGGATGGGCTTTGAAGGACTGGTTGAAGTCTCTGAATGGTTGGTCTGTACCTGCTTCCCAGTATGGGGGAGTAATCACAGGCTCAATGGAGGTTTATAGCAATGTGGAGATCAGGCAAGCAGGGCTAGACTATGGGACTGCTTCTGCTTGGCATGGTGCGGCTGTTGTAAAACCTTTAGCGCAGTCAGTCACTAACTTTGAGGCGCAATACTCTTTCAGAATAGACACAGATGCTACCTACAGGTATATAGGGACAGTCAAGCTCAGAACAAGTGTGAGCATGAGGTCAGGTGCATCTACTAAGTACAAAATTAAGAAAACAGGCAAAGTAGGAGAGACCTATAATGTGCTTTCTAAGACAGGAAGTGGGTGGTACAAGCTTTCCAATGGCTATTACATTCCAACAAGTAGCAAGTACAGCACTTTTACTGCTGAGACCTATAAAGCTGACAAAATGGGCAGAAATCAGTTCATGTTAAATGATTCTAATGGTTACCCAGTCTTTGTGGCATCTGTCAGGGATGATACTTCTAAGTCAAGGAAATTGACAGCAGAGGTCAAATTAATTAATGGCACTAACAATGCTGTGATTTTTAGTAAGACTGTACCTAGCAAGCACAATAACTTAGATGGGTACTGGTTAATTAAGAGAAATAACAATGTTTGGTATATCAGTCTCTACAATGAGAATGAAAGCGGTGGATACACCAGGATTTTTTACTCTAGGTGGTCTGACAGTAGGGAGTTATATAAAAGACCTGTCTCTCAGGCTCAGATTGGTGTAATGGCTTACTCTAAAAACACTGCTTGTTACATGGCTTGTAAGGATATCAGGGTGAAAACTCTTGATACTCAGGTAAAGGCTAACCAAGTACCTTTAATAATGAGGGCAGGAGATGTATTAGATATTGACAATGAGACAGGAGCTATCTTAAAGAATGGTCAGCCATTTTATGAGTATCTTAATCCTTCAAGTACCTTCATCAAGTTAAAGAAGGGGGAGAATGGGTTAGTTGTAGCTCCTTATGATTCCTTTAACAATGGCAGCATCACATACACAGAAAGAACACTATAGGGGGAGTTATTAAATGGAAGCGCAAAACTTGTATCTACTTGATACTGATAAGACTACAGTAGGTGTCCTGTCTAACAGGATGCCTTTTTCTTTACCTTTTTATGATGATTTGCAGGAGAGAGACTTAGATGAGATGACTGATACTCTCAAGCTGTTTATCCCTGCTAATCATGAAAAATCTAACCTTGTGGTAGCAGGTAACTACATCTTATACCCTAAGTATGAGGGCGATTACAGGCTCTATAGGATTATTGAGACTACTGAGACATCTGACACAAATACTTATTATAAAGAGGTCTATGCTGAGGTATCTGCTCAGGATGATCTGATTAAGGGTGTAGTGAGACCTACTACCTTTACCTCTGTAACCATTGATAAGGTAATTGACCATATCCTAGAGGGTGTCCCTTGGGAAAAAGGCTCTATTGATGATCTAGGTACACAGGATGTCACAATAGAGGACTACCCTACAAAGCTTGAGGCTCTTATTGCTGTTGTAAAGCAGTTTGGTGGGGAGCTTGATTATGAGTATGTAACACAAGGTACTACAATCATTGAGCAGAGGATTTCTGTTTACAAACAACTAGGAAATGCTACAGGAAAGCCTTTCATGCATGGAAAGGATATTACAGGTGTGGAAAGGGTTGAGGATTGGAGCAGTGTAGTTACTGCCCTCATTGGGGTAGGCAAAACTGATGATCAAGGTACTCCACTAACTTTCAAAGATGCCAATACAATACAATACCTACCCAAAGGCTATGAGGTTGTAGGTGACTATGTAGGCTCAATAGCAGCTAGAGAAAATTATAGCAATACAGGAGAGCATATCTTTGGAGTTTACAAGGATGATAGTGCTACCTCTCCTCAAGAGTTGTTTGAGAATACTCTAAGCGCTTTGAAAGAAAATGAAAGACCTAAGATGACCTATAAGGTGGAGGTTGCTTTACTTGAGAGGTTAGCGGGTTATGAGCATGAAAGGGTAGCTCTTGGAGATACAATTCTTGTTCAAGACAAGACAGTACAGCCTGAGCTGTACTTGACTGCAAGGATTAGGAAGCTGAGCAGGTCATTGACTAACCCCCTTAATGATGCTGTGGAGTTAGGGGATTATCTTGCGGTAGTACCTCCTGTTAATAGTAGGATCGCCTCCCTGCAAAAGAAAATATCTTCAAAAGAGGAGATATGGAACAGGGCTAGGGAAATTCCTGAGATGCAGAATACTATCAGCCAGTTACCTACTAAAGATGATCTGTTTTCTACTCAGGCACAGAGGCTAAAAGTTAGGTATATCAGAGACTGGATTAATGGATCAGATGTAGATACTTCTAACCAATGGGCTGAACTACAGGTATTTAAGCAAGGTGTCAATATTGCTAAAGGTCTTATACCTACAGGCTCTGCTGAGCTGACTAACCCTGAGTTTCTTACTGATGAGATTGCAGATTCCACAGTACTTGTAAGCACAGCTATCGGCTCACAGTATGTACTGCTTGATTTAGGTCAGGCAGTTGAGGATGTAGAGTACATTAGGGTGTGGCATTACTTTGGAGATGAAAGGTCTTACAATGGTCACTACACTGATGTTTCTGAGGATGGAGTTAACTGGGTAAGACTGTATAACTCAGATAGGCATGGCACTCATAAGGAGACATCTGAGGGCTTTATTGTGCCAGTCAATAGCTCTGCTATCATTGCCACTCAAGAAAAGCAAGTTACTCAGGTAGTAACAGCCTTTGAGGAGCTGGATGAGTTTAAGCAGTCTGTTGAGTATGAGCTAGAACAGAAAGTACCTTTGAATACTTTCAATAACACAGTTGATAACCTTAACACTGCTATGGCAGACAAGGCTGATTTAGAGTATGTAGGTGGAGAGCTTAAAAACAAAGCTAACGCATCAGAAACATACACTAAGACTGAGATAGACAGTGCTGTTAATAGTAGAGTCTCAAATGTTACTTATGAGACAGATGAGACAGGAAGGGTGCAGAGGTTTGAATCTGCTGAGAGCAGGATTAAGCAGGTAGAAGATGAGATCACTCTTTCTTTAGAAGGTTCTTCTTATGACAAGTTGTCAGAGCTGCTAAAGAGCAATACAGCCAAGATCACAGCCACTGCTGAGGCTTTAGAGTCTAAAGTAGAGGCTACTGAGGTCAAGGACATAGCTAGAAGGACTGGGGCTGACATTGTTAAGGTAAGGTATGTCAGGGTGTTAATGAATGGGAACACCACTAACAATGGTAACCATATTGTAGAGCTAAGAGTTATGCAAGGTGGGATTAACCTTGCTAAGGGAGTTACACCTACAGCATCTACTACAATGACTAACCCAACTGCAATGACTGATGACAATTACAGCGGCACTAATCCCTACACCTCTATAGGGGGCGGCTCTCAGTGGGTGCAGCTTGATTTAGGGGCTGTATATGACAATATTGACTATATTCATTTATTTTTGTATTGGGCTGATCTAAGATCATATAACCATGAGGTACAGGTATCAGAGGAGGGGGTTAACTGGGTTAGCCTTTTTGATACAGCTAAAAATGGTAATTATACTTGTACAGATTCAGGCTTTGTGATCTTAGTCAATGAGCAAAAATCAATAAATACAATGGCAACATCAATCAAGCAGGCTGCTGATTCTATTGAGACTAAGGTAGAGAAAAATGGTGTTATTTCAGCCATTAACCAATCTCCTGAGTTAATTAATTTATCTGCCAAGAAAATTAACTTTGATGGTGCTGTTTTAGGTAGTACTGCTACTTTCAGTGGAATGGTCAAAGGTGCTGTTATTGAGACTAATAAGACCGTTGACAACAAGATAAATAATGCTAGGTTTGATGGTGCTGAGTTTAGGTTTGTCAGATACAAAGCAGGTGTTACTGATCCTGATACTACTACTGTAGATACCTCTCAGATTGAAACAATGGCTAAGGTTTATCAGGATGGAATTGGCTTTACAGATGGCACTCTAGCTATGGGTGTTGGATTAGGTCACATTGTTAATGATGGTCAATTAGAGCTTTTGGCTGATAGCCTTTTTGTCAGCACAGCTACAGGTACTACCTTTAATAACAAGGTGGCTATTTGGTCAGATGCTGAAATATGGGGAACATTGGATGTAGATACTATATCAGGTGATTTAGCTGTAGGGGGTAACTTGAAATTCAGTACCGCCTCTTTCACCAATTCCTCAGGTGTAGTGTTTGATAAGTATGGAAACATACAGGCATCTACTAGCGCCTCAGCAGGAGCTTACTGGGGTTTAAAGACAGCTACAGGCACAGTAATAGCAAGGTTTTACAATGGCTCAGGAGCAGAAATGATAGAGCTTTCTCCTGTAGGTAGTTCTAACTTTAAATTCAAGGCTTCCCCTGATGGCAATGGGCATAGTGTTATACAAGGGGCTAACAAGGGCTTGCTTAAATTTTTAACTAATGCCTCACAGAATATGCAGATCAGAAACTCCTCAGATACAGCATATGTGGCTATGACAGCAAGTGCTTTCAATACCTCATCTAAGAGGGAGTTTAAGAAGAATATTGAGGATTACACTGAGAATGCTCAGGCTCAGATTGCTGCTACTCCTGTACATCTCTATCATTTTAATGAGGAGCTAGATACTGAGATGAAACACTTAGGGTTGATATTGGATGAAGTACCTGCATATATGGCTGATGTCCAAGGTGAAGGAATTGAGCTGTACCCAATGGCTTCTATGTTGTGGAAAGCAATGCAAGAACAAATAGAGATTAATAAAGGCTTAACTAAAAGACTGGAATTACTTGAAAACTCAGCACAGAGATGACCATTAGAGTAAGGACAGTCTAAGGGGGGATTTAAATGCAGGTAGATGCTACTACAGTAATTGCTCAGTATCAAGCTGAGATTGTAAGGTTAACTCATGAGCTTATGATGCTGAGGGCTTTCAATTCTAAACAAAAAGAAACAGGTGAAGCAGCACCACAAACAGCAGAGTAGTACTTTCATTAAGATGTATCAGATGCACAAAGAAGTAAGGAGGCTATTAGACAGCTTTTGTCTATGGTCTCTTTTTTTTATTGTCTTTTAATCACAGACATAGATAGCTGAAAGGAAAGGAGGTCTCAGAAGTGTCTCATATCACTAACTTTTATGTATGGATGGTAGGACTTGTAGGCTCTTTGACAGAGTTTGTATCAGGTCACTATGACAATGCAGTGTTTATTTTAGTAGCAATGATGCTACTAGATGTAGTCACAGGGTTGCTCAAGGGCGCTAAAAACAAAAGGCTAAAGTCTGCCATTATGCACATGGGCATTATCAAAAAGGCAGGCATGTTGCTTGCTATTGTATTTGCCTCATTGTTAGACATTTTGGTCAATGATGGTATGCCTGTATTTAGAACCTTGATGACATGGCTTGCAATTGGTAATGAGGGGCTGTCTATTATAGAGAATTTTACAGCTCTCGGAGTTAAGATTCCCACACAGATCAAAGACAGGCTTGCTCAGATAGTATCAGAAAAACAAGAGTTACAGAATGAGAAGGACAAGGCTGAGAGTTAATACTCTTGGTCTTTTTTCTGTCTCAAAAATAAAAAAAGGAGAGGGTATAAATGGCTAGTTACATTAAGGATTATGTGGAAGTAAATAAATACACTAGACCTGATCTGAAGCTTTTGGGTGTTAAAGGTATTGTCATTCACTGGACAGCTACACCTAATGCATCAGCTAAGAATGAGAGAAACTATTTCAATGGCACATGTATTGCAGAGAAAAGGTATGCCTCAGCTCATATCTTTGTAGACAGGAAAGAGGCAAGGTTAATCATCCCTTTAGATGAGGTTGCTTATCATGCTAATGACAAGCCTTCTAAGATTGCTAAGTTTAAAGCTACAGCATCTTACTACAAAGGTGGTAACGCAAACTTGACTACTATTGGTGTAGAGATGTGTGTAGAGAAAAATGGCACTATTCATGCTGATACTATTGCTAGGGCTGAAAAGGTAGTAGCTGAGCTGTGTAAACAGTTTAAGCTGACGGAAAAAGACATTTACAGGCACTATGACATTACAGGGAAAAACTGCCCTACACCTTTTGTGTCTGACTCTTCTAAGTTTACATCCTTTAAAGCAGGTGTAAAAAAGCTGCTAGGCTCTAAGTCTACAGGCTCTAAAACATCTACAGCAAGTAAGTCCTCTGATTCCAGTAAAAAGATGGTTATTGTAAAAGCAGCACAGCTTTACACTTACAACTCTGCTGACTGGAATGATAAGGGTCTTATTGTTAAAAAAGGTGAGGCATTCACAATCAAAAGGGAGTTAACTGTTAAGGGTAGCAAGATGTATCAGCTTAAATCAGGACTGTACATTACTGCTAATACAAAGTATGTCTCAGTTAAATAAGATGAAGTAAGGGGGAGCTTAATCGCTCCTCACTTTTTTATTTTCAAATTAATGTATCAGAAATTGTAACAATGTTAGGTGTCAGAAACTGATACAAAGCTTGGTTTAGTGTTACAGAAACTGTTACCTAACATTACTACTTATATATATATCTATCTTTTATTTAATAGTTATAAGGTTATGTATCAGAAACTGTAACAAAAGGTTTTTACCCAAGGGAGGCTGTGAAAAGTCTCTCTTATTTTTTTGTCTAAGTGTCACACTTTGAAACTTCTATCTAATAAGAGAGGTGTAAGGCAGAAACAAAGTAGGAGGAAACAGAATGACAGAAATTTTAAATCCTGTTCTCTCAGTGGATTTTAAAAGAGAGTACTCAACTTTATCAGATGGTGTAGAGGAAAGCCTAAGAGTCTGCATAGATGCAGGAGCAATCCACTCAGGGCTAATCAAGGAGTTAGGAGCTAACAGATTTAGTCTGCTGATGGCTATTGTCTCTCATATGGATGCGTCAGGAAAGTGCTTCCCTAGTCAAAGGAAACTAGCTGAGCTGACAGGGCAGAGTCCTACCACTGTTAATAAGAATATCAATGAGATGTTAGAAATCACTTTCAAGGGGCAGCACATTCTCAGGAGGGAGCTGACAGGTGGAGGTAAGAGGCAGAAAAGCATTTATTACATCCATCAAGGTAAGGTCACTAATACAGATGTTGTAGATGAGACTGTGAAGCCAGTGGAGCAGAAAAAGGAGAAAGTCAAAGCCTTCAATAGTAGAGATGTAGCTAACTACTGGGGAGAACTGTACAAGGATACCTTTGGTAAGGGCTATGTATTCAATTATGGAGCAGAGTTAACTCAGATTAAAAAAAAGCTGCTACCTAACTTTGATGAGGAAACTCTAAAGGCTGTTATCAAAATTGCCATAACTCAGTATCAGCAAAGATGGGCATCAGAACAGTATCCACTGCCTACTATTTTTATGCTAACAAGTTGGTTAGCTAATACAGCCTATGGCATCCATAAGCAGGGAGCAGACAAAGCAGAACAGCTAAACACAAAGATAGAAACAGCTAAGGCTCAAGATGATACAGACAGAGCTATGAGCCTGTTTAACATTTAAGGGGGATTTACAATGACTGGATTAAAACATACTTGCTCATTTGATAAAGAGGTTAGAACCTGTGACTATACTTGCTTTGCTTGCACCTTCATGCATGGTGTAGAAGGTGGCAGAGGTGGCATGTGGGCTACTACAGGTGTGCCTAAGAAGTACAGGGGGGCTAGGCTGTCTAACCTCCCCATTGAGGAGGACAACCCTAAGGCATACAAGATCATCAGCCAGTATGTAGGTAATGTGCTGACTTTTGTGCAGGAAAAGAGTGCAGGACTACTGCTGTATTCAATTCCATCTAATGAGAACCCTTTTGGAACAGGTACAGGAAAGACTTCATCTGCTGTCACAGTTTTAAATCACTTTCTAATTGAGAGGTGTAGAAGCTATCTGAAAGGTCAGCAGGGCATGAAAGACAATCCTGCAATCTTTGTAAAGACTACTGAAATGCAAAACTCTTTTAATGCCATGTTTAGGGGCACAAGAGAAATGCAGGAAGAAGCTAGTAAAAGATACTATAATCTGAAAAATGCAGTCAAAAAGACTGAGCTTGTTGTACTAGATGATATTGCTACTAGAGGCAGTAGAATATCTGAGGCTTATGAGGATGAGCTGTATGAGATTTTAGATTACAGGTCTACTAATGGTCTAACAACCATCTTTACAAGTAATGTGAGCCTAGAGGAGCTGTCCAAGTGTTTAGGTGACAGGATTGCCTCAAGGGTTGCAGGGATGACAGTAAAACTAGGCTTTACAGGCAAAGATAACAGACTTGACAGCTTATTTAAGTAGGAGGCAGTAATCATGAGTATGATAGAGCATCAGTTAATTAGTAAGGTACTAGAAGAAAACAACTTTCACATAATGAATAAATACAATATCAAGCAGGTAGACTTTTATAACATTCCTGAGGTCTATGAGTTTGTACAGAGCTATGTTAATGAGCATGGGCAGACTCCTGACTACAGGACTGTTGTAGGGGAGTTTGAGAGCTTTAACTACTTGCCTGAGACTGCTGACAGCTTTGCTTACTTAGCCAAGGCATTGAAGAACAGCACAGCAAAGAGAGAGGCTGTCATGCTGCTTCAAAAAGAAGCAGGTAAGAAGTTTGATGAGTTACAGGGTGTTGAGTACATTAACTGGATGGCTAATGAGATCAGCAGAATACAAAGCATGGCTAATGCTACAAGCTACTCAGGTGTTAACTATGCTGTCAATGGTGATGAAAGATGGAACACCTATCAGGAGAATAAGGAAAACAGGTCATTTAAGTTTATTCCTACTCCCTATGACAGCTTGACTAAGTGGTTAGGGGGAGGCTTTGAGCTAGGAGATTACATTTTATTACAGGCATACACAAACAGAGGTAAGTCATGGATAGGCTCGCACATTGGTGTTACAGCATGGCTCAATAAGTTTGGTGTACTGCATTACTCTCCTGAGCTTTCAGAAGTACAGCAGACGCAAAGGAATGACACTCTAATAGGTCACTTTAACAATGTTCACTTGAAGCTAGGGCAGTTAGATGATGAGCAAGCTTACAGATCATATCTTGATAACTTTAAAGACACTAATGAGACTCCTTATATCATCAAGACTATGGAGCACCTACCTGAGGGGCTGTCTGTTGATGTTATTGAGGCTGATCTACAGGCTAACCCTGATATTGGCATGGTAATCATTGATGGATTTAACCTCATGACTCATAAAGGTAGAGGCAGTAACAGAGACAGCATGAGTACTACAAGCAGGCAGCTTAGACAGGTGTTTGGTAGACATCAGGTAGCAGGTCTTGTAATCCATCAGACTCCTACAAGTGCTGAGAAGGATAACAAAGAGGATGATGAGACTGGGGCTAGGATGGTTAAGCCTCCTGAGCTACATCAGTACTCTGAGACAATTGCTGTCATCCAAGATGCTTCCACTATCTTGAGTTATGACCAAAGAGATGGGATAGGTAAGATACTGTTAAGCAAGACTAGGACTCCTAATGTCAATAAGGAGCTAACTTTACATTGTGACTTTAACCATGGGTATATCAAGGAGGCTACAGCCATTGACTATATCTAATTTAGTAATGCCTACAGAGTTACAGTATACTGTCAATCATGAAATTGGCTTGCAGGTAAAGAGGAATTTAGGAAGGGGAACACACATGACATATCAGGTTTACAATAGCAGTTTAGTAGGGAGAAGGGTTTTGGTTAAGGAGGACAGCAGACTAGCCTCTGTAGTGCAGGATGGTTCACAGGTTGCTGTGCCTTTCCTTGCTGTTAGAAAAGATCATGAGCCTAACCTTGTCACAGTAGTCAAGTTTGATGATGTTGTTATCTTGGGGGAGGTGCAGTCTTAATGGCTGTAGTGATTCATGAGCAGGAGCTAGAGGTAGATGTAGCTGAGGAGCTTGAGCCATATCTTGATGCCTTCCCTAAGTACAGGGTAAGGGGTAACAAGCTACAGTCTTGCTCTCCTTTTAGGGCTGAAAATAAACCTTCATTCGCAGTAAATATGGAAGATGGCACTTGGATTGACTCAGGTGCTTATGATGAGGATTGGAGAAAGGGTAACTTTGTTAAGTTGCTCTCTTTTCTTATGGGTGTTACCTATGATGAGGCAAGAGATTATCTGCTTGAGAAGTACAGGACTATTTTCTCTGATATGGACAACTTTAAGCTAGACATATGGCTACCTGAGATTGATAAACCTTACAGGACTGTCTCTAAAGAGGAGTTAGAGCCTTTCATGTACAGAAACCCTTATCTCACTAACAGGGGCATTACAGAGAAGGTACAGAGGGCTTTTAAGATTGGTTATGACAGAGATAAGCAGGCTATTGTTATCTGTTGGTTTGATAAGCATGGGGAGATCATAAACCTTAAATTCAGATCAATCAGAGATAAAAGGTTTTGGTATTTAGATGATGGTCAGCCAATCAAGCAGCATATCTTTGGCTTACACTTCATATTCAAGCTCAATTTAAAGAGAGTCTTTGCTGTAGAGTCAGAGACAGATGCGCTGTACCTGTGGAGTCATGGGATACCTGCTATAGCCTTTGGCTCAGCCAGTATGTCTAAACAGCAGGAGAAGGTACTCCTTAACTCACCTATAGAGGAGCTTGTTATAGCCACTGATAATGACAATGCAGGTTACAGGTTTAGAAAGGACTTGGAGAAAAGGTTAATGGGCAAGTTAGACCTCAGTTTGATGCCTATTCCTTATGGTTTGAAAGATGTAAATGATATAGCTCCAAATAGATTAAAAGAGGCTACAGAGAAAGTAGAGAGGTTAACTCCTTCTTTTCTGTAAGCCTCCTTTTTTGTGAATGAGATAGGACTATTTAACTATTTTAAAAGACCTAAAAAAGGGTGAGAGATCGGTATATCCCTTGGGGCTGTAGGTTTGAGGGCTAATGGTATACATATTTAAACAGAAAAAAGAACAGTTGTTCTAAAAATAAGTGTTGTCAGTGATTGCAGTATAGTGTATTATAACTAAGTACTCAGGTGATTACAGTATAGTGTAAATGTATATAACATTTATGTGGTCTTGGTACATAAAAAATAATATCTAAAAAAGGTAGATACCTATAGTGGCATCTGTCTACTTTCTTATTGCCTTTTTGATTACAGTATCCTGTCATTGCTTGATAGTGTCAAAGCAGGAGGCTTATTTTTTATACCTTTTTGATTACAGAATACTGTAATTGTCCCTTGGTAACTACAAAAAACTGAAAGAGGTTATTCACTTATGAAATCATTAGAAAACACTCAACTTACTAACATCGAAATCAATGCGTTAGCAATGGAGTACAAAGCTACAAGAGAAGAAGCAGTATTCAATACACTTATGTCAGCAGTTAAAGACTTAGCAGAAAACCTAGCTTATAAATTCTATAACAACTCAAGAGGGCTAAATGTTCCTGAGGATGACTTTGTACAAGAGGCTTATCTTGCAGTCTACTCATCTATTGATAGCTATGATGTAGAAAAAGGTAGCTATTTCACTGCCCATCTCAAGAGATGTGTAGAGTGGAAGATTCAAGACAACATCATTAAATCTAGTCAAAGAAAAGCTCAGCAATTCAATAGACAAGCCCTGTCACTAGATGCCTCTATAAACAGTGGTACTGATTCTTTCCTTTCTGCTGTAGAGCATCAATATGCTACAGACGCAGAGGAAGTCTTTAACACTGCTGTAGAGAATGTAGAGAGTAATGATGCTCCTGATGTATTTTCACTTGCTAAAGAGCTTATTAATGAGTTCTCCCAGGATGCCTTAGAAGATGATAAGGCAATCATTGAGACTACTTTTGCTGTAATATTAGCAGCTTCTCATGAGTCAGGAGACATCAAAAGAAAAGTAACTAAGGCTCTTACAGATGCTCTAGGTGTAGCACCTGCAACTGCTAGAAAAAAGAAAAGCAGAGCATTTGCTAGATTTGAAGCTTTTGCATCTGAGAGAAATTATGAGATTAGTCTGTCACAGTTTTAAGGTGGCAGTCTAATTATAGAAGTGAGAGAGGGGAGCAGTAGCTCCTCAGCCTCCTACTTAAATCATATGTATAAGAATTTTGATAGTGATACCTCCTCTATATTAACATAGAGAGGAAACTTTTAGCAATAATGTATTACAGTTTTTTAGGTAATTACATAGGGATTACTTTATTTTCTGTATTACAGTTTATCGTATAGTAGGGAATACCCTATGTATGATACTGATAAACATTTTTTATCCTAGTAGCTCAGTGGATAGAGCATCTGCCTCCTAAGCAGAGGGTCACAGGTTCGAACCCTGTCTAGGATGCCATTACTCAGGTCATAGTGACAGGTGCTTTTCTAGGAGGTACAGCAGAGGTGCAAGTCCTCACTGAGTAGCCTAACATCAGTCAGATAGCTCAAAGGAGAGCAGTGCTAGTCTCTGTTAAATAATTAGCAAAGGGTGTAGGTGTGAGTCCTGCCATAGCTTTGAAGGGGCTATGTAGATCAAGATGGATCATTGCAAGAGACTGTTAAACAATGTGGCAAAGGGTGGAGGGGCAGTTCCTCCTCTGACTGGCTTTATATGGGGTTAGTGTAATTGGTAGCACACCAGTCTCCAAAACTGGGAGAGCAGGTTCAAGTCCTGTGCCCTGTGCCAAAAAAAACAAAAAGCTTTACTTACAGCCTGTACAAGTAGAGAGCTGTCATGCACTGAGGTAACAAGTTAGAGTGCCTGAGATGGCTCAGCTCTCAGGATTTAAAGCTTTTCTTTACATCATGGAAGGTTTGTAACAGGTTCAAGTCCTGTACCTTCCTAGCTTAATTATGGATACCCACTCACAAAAATAATAGCTCATAGGGCTAACAGGGGGAAAAGGGTATGTCAGTAATTACAGCTAGAGGAGATCAGGCTAAGGAAAATGCCAATAAAGGGAAGGTAGATACTAAAAAAATCTACCTAAGGCTAAAAGATGCTCAGGCTCATAAAGTTAGGGTGCTGGGTGTCAAGGATTATGTAGAGTACAATGCATCAGGTGATTATAACCTTGGTATCTATAATCAGCCAGTAGCAGAAAGCTCTCCATTGCTTGTAGCACATGCAAAGGGTGGAGAGAAGTTTAATGGTCTCTATAAGAAGCAAAGGTATACTTTTGTCTTTGGTTCTATTGAAACAGGTGAGTTAGTAGCTATTGATGTTTCTAAGAATCAGGCAAAGACTCTCATCTCAGGTATTGAGGAGTATGCTGAGAACATTAAAGAGATTGCTTTTAACCTCAAGAGAACAGGTGCAGATACATCTACAAGCTATGGTCTAAATCCTATCTTAAAGATGAAGCCTGAGGATAAAGTCAATTTTGACAAGTTTGAGGGTGTAACTGTTGAGCCTAAGTTCTTTGATGACATTCTACAACCTAAAGATGATAAGTTCCTTGCTAAGCTGTTGAGTGAAGCAGGCTTTGATGTAGCAACTCACTTACCCCACATTCAGTTAGATGAGGAAGAAGCAGGACAAAAAGAGCCTGATACTTCATCTGAAAAGATTGAGGAGACTGATGAGAGCATTTTAGACAATATCTAAGAAACTGAGGGGAGCTTTTGCTCCTCCTTTTTTCTGCATATGAGGAGGCTGAGTAAATGAGACAATACACTCTTAGTCAGATTGTAGAGAGAATAGAAAGAGGGCTGTTACCTGAGGGGGCTGTATTCTGTCAGGACAGCACAGGAGATAAGATGATCTATGATGGTGATTCCTTGAGATGGCTCACAGTAAATAACTACATTTCAGCGACTGTGTCCATTACAGAGGAGACAATCAGGGATACTTTTACCTTGCTGACAGCACAGAAAAAGAAACTAACTATGCTTGAGGCACTGCCTTACATTGCAGAGGGCAAAAAGGTCACTATTGAGATGGTTCATCAGCAGTACACAGTAGATAGCTTATCAGAGCTTGAGGATGTTATTGAGTGCCATGAGTTTCTAGTGGAGCTGTATGAGAGTGCTGCCTATTATATAGAAGAAACTGAGGCAGAGAAGAACAGTACAGTAACTGCAAAAACCTTATCTGAGGGAGATGTTTATAACATCCATCATCTTTACCACTTTGTTAAAAAACCAGTATCAGAGATTGCTGTAGAAAAGGGAGTATCTGAGAGGATGGTTTATTACATCTTAGAGGGCAAGAGATGGGATTTTGTATACAGGAAGTTTCATAGTGATTACTGCATTGTAAAGGATGATTATATCTCATGAGTTATATTGGACAGAAAGCAAACAGCAGAGCTAAATGGGAGATCAAGCCCACTACAAGCGTTAAAGAAAGTAAGAAGAAGTATGACAGGAAAAAGGACAAGCAGAAGCTTAAAAAGGAGCTGTATGTCTGATGTGGGTTGAGCTGATAGGTGTCCTACTGGACATCATACTGTCTGCCTTCACTTTTAACTGGGGCAAAAGCAAGGGAGCTAAAAAATAGCTCTCTTTTTTTATGGCTACAGTCACATGCACAAATGTCACAGTTTGTCAACATTTTTCTAATTAAAGATATGACTACTAATAAGGGGGAGTTTACAATGTCTGTCATTAACAGAAAGGGAGCAGACAAGCTCAGGGCTGAGGTCTTGGGTATTGATACTGCTACAAAAGGGGAGAAAATGGCTAGGAGTCTGCTAGATGACTTTAACCAGTTTCACAGTCTTAACAGGGTGAAAGAAGATAAAGAAATTGAGATGCTGTTAGTTAAGCAGAGGTTAAAAGAAATTGAGATGATTGATGCTGAGCCTACTTATCCAAAGGACAAAGTAAAGTTTAACCCATCAGGAGCTAGTAAGACTATTTATGACCTGTATCTAAAGGGCATGAAGGTTGAGGAGAAAGAGGAAAGATACCCTTACCATCAGAGGTGGACAAGGAATAGTACAGCTATTCATGGTGCTACTCAGAGAGACCTGCTGTACATGGAGAAGGTGCTGCCTAACCCTTCATTCACTGTAGAGAGGACTGAGGAGGGCTTACCTGCATGGGAGGACAATATCCTGCAATGGAAAGAGCTTGAGCATGAAGGTGTGAGTTTTATCCTCAATGGTAAGATGGATGGCATTCTAGTCTACAAAGATGGTACAAGGGTAGGCTTTGAGTTTAAAACTAAGTCTAATAGTATTGGTCAGGTGGGCTACTACAAGATGAGGGAAGTCATTGACAGCCATATCAAGCAATGTATCTCTTATTATCTGCTGTTTGGTATCAGGGATTACATTGTTATGTATGAAGGTGTAGCTAAAGATCAGTGGAGCAAGGGTGCTGAGGCAAAGCCTGACATCAGAACATTTCACCTTTACATTACAGATGAGATGGCAGAGGAAATCCTAGACAAGTTTGCTACTGTCACTAGACATGTAGAGGATGGGATTGAGCCTGCTGATAAAGAGTTATCTTTCTTCTCAGGTTACAAGTACCTCCTAGAGGTTACTGAGGTATGATAATCATTGCTTTTGACCTTTCTTTGTCTAATACAGGCTATGCTGTAGGAGAGGTCAAGGGCAGGTCTCTAAAGCTTATAGAGGTAGGCTCTATAGGTACTAAGAGGTTTGCTAAAAGAAGTACTGGCTTTAGACTGAATTACATAGCTAAGGAGATCAGGGGGCTGTACAAAAAGTATGAGATTGACAAGGTGGTTAAGGAGAGAAGTTTCTCCAATGCTAGGATTGTAGCCACACAGCAGATATACAAAGTAAATGGGGTATTTGAGCTAATGACTCATATTGCTAATCATGATGACTTTTCTGAGATCACTCCTCCATCCATTAAGAAGCAACTAACTGGGAATGGGAAAGCCACTAAGAATGAGGTAGCTGATGCAGTTTTGAAACAGTTTAGAGACATAATGGGTAACACTACAGTTAAGTTTAAGAACAATGATGAGTCTGATGCTGTAGCTGTACTAATTGCATACTGTAAACAAGAGGGGCTTATTGATTAGCTCCTCTCTTTTTTGTGCTGTCACACTTAGTAGCTATGCCTCTAATTAAGAAGTGAAAACAATTACAGGAGGTCATTTATATGGCACAAAAAGTACAATTAACAAAAAAACAAGCAAAGGCAATGGATTCCATTAAAAATGAGTTGGGAGATAAATACAGCAATGTGTTTAGAGACATCTCCACAGTCATCGATTACAAAATTAATGGGCAGGGTTTTATACAGAACAGAGTAGAGGCTAACACTCTCAGTGATGCAGATTTTATCTTAGCTCTGACTGTTGGTTATGAGGTTAAGAAAACTGCTGAGGAGATTGTAGAGGACATTATGGAAAGTGCTTGGAATGCAGAAATTAAGCCTAAAAACCCAATGCTAGATACTGCCTCATACAACCATGGAGTAAGGAGAGGTATATTAGACCTAAGGAATGCAGGCATTAAGTTTACTCTTAAAGCTTAATTAAAGAAATGGAGAAGGCAGGGCTTAAAAGCTCTGTCTCTTTTTTTATGCCTCTATTCCTAAAAGTCACAGTTTGTCAAGTTTTTTCTAACTAAGGAATGAAAAGACAAACAGTGGAGAGTGATTGGATGGAGCAGAAAAAGTATACAAATGTAGTTAGAATGGGGCACAGGCTTACAAAGGATGTCTTTAAAGAAGGGGATAACATTGTAGTCACTGAGAAGATTGACAGTGCTAATGCTTCCTTTACCCTTGATGAAAAGGGTGAGCTAAAAGCATACAGCAGAAACACTGAGCTAGGAGAAGGTAATACCTTAAATGGTTTTCTACAGTGGATGCATAAAAACATAGACCCTGCAATTCTTGTCCCTGACCTTATCTACTTTGGTGAATGGACAGGCAATCCTCATAAAGTTAGGTATGAAGGGCATGAGAAGCAGTTCTTTCTCTTTGATGTATACAGCAAGAAGTTGGACAAATACCTCCCTTTTTCTGTGGCTAGAGCAGAGGCTAACTACATAGGTCTAACTCTTGTTCCTGTCTTTTATGAGGGTGAGTACAGAGGCTATGAGCATCTTGAAAGCATGGTTGGTAAGACAGCTCTTGGAGGAAAGTTAGGAGACATTGAAACAGGTGAGGGTATTGTAATCAAAAACTATGACCACTTTAACCATGAAGGTAAGCAGGTCTTTGTCAAAATGGTAACAGATGCTTTCAGAGAGGTTAAAAAACAAAAGCCTCCTAGGAATCCTGCTGAGATTGGTGTGGAGGGTATGTTTATCAGAAACACAGTTACTCCTGCAAGGGTAGAAAAGATTTTTCTCAAGATGCTAGATGAGGGAGTGCTTGAGTATGATGTAGCTATTGAGGACATGGGTAAAATCCTAAAGGCTGTAACACCTGTTGTTATTGCTGATGTATTGAAGGAAGAAAGAGACTCGCTGCCTGAGGAATACTCTGACAAGGCTTTGAGCAAAGCAGCAAGTAAGGTAGTGCCTCAGATTATCAAAGATATTTTAAAGGAGAGGGCTTAACAGCTCTCTTTTTTTTATGCTGTCACACTTACTGCTAGTCCTTCTAATTATAGAGGTGAAAAGACAAAGGAGGACATTAAATGTCAAAACTAACAGTATTCACAGGTAGCATGTTTGCAGGTAAGTCAACTGCTCTAGTAGAGGCAGGTAAAAAGGAATCTAAGGAAGGCAAGACAGTTCTTTTTATCAAGCCCACTTTAGACAGCAGATACTCAGATGATGAAATTGTTACTCATGATGGTGAATCAGTGAGAGCTATGGTCATTGATCATGACACACAGATGGGTATGCATGACTTTTTCACAATTATGGGGGCAGATGTTGTCCTGTTTGATGAGGCTCAGTTCTTTACTGATGACCTAGTAGAAATGGTCTCTGACCTAGTAGGGGAAGGAAAGACAGTCTATGTGGCAGGTCTTAACACTGATTACAAACTCAAGCCTTTTGAGACCACAGTGAAACTTATTGGGATTGCAGATGAGGTGAATGTACTAACTGCTATCTGCGCTGACTGTGCAAAGCAGGGAGCTACTGTAACCATCAAGACCTCAGGCTCTGATGACAGGATTGAGTTAGGGAGTGAGGATATTTATAAGCCAGTGTGTCCTGAGTGCTATCTGACCTCTGCTGCTTCTTTTAAAGGGGGTGACAAGTAATGAGTAAAGTTATTGCCCAGTCTCAAAAGCATGTATCAAAAGCTGTAGGTGTGTTTAGTCAAGCTGTCAATGAAGTGGAGAAGGCACAGACTGTCCTACAAGAAGGCATCAAGGCTGACAGTGCAAAGGTGCTTAGCATTAAGTCACAGATCAGCAAGCTTGAGCAGGATATTGTAAAGACTGAGAAGGCTAAAGAGGCTAAAGGTGCTGAGTTTAAAAAGAATCAGGACCTACTAGCCAATCTAAAGCAGTTTACTGAGGGTAAGTAATGCCCTTGCAGGGGAGAGGGAGGACATGTCAGTGATTGTAGTAGGTGGAATGATTGGACTGGGTAAAAGCTCAGTCTCAAAAATTCTAGGTGAAGCCCTAGACAGTGAGGTGTTTTATGAGTCTGTAGATGATAACCCTATTCTGCCACTGTTTTATACAGCATCAGAGGAGGAGATACAGGCTAAAAGGTATCCTTTCTTGTTACAGCTTCATTTCCTAGATACTAGGTTCAAGAGTATTAAGGAAGCTCTAGGCAGTAACAAAAATGTGCTAGACAGATCAATCTATGAGGATTGGTACTTTGCCAAAGTAAATAAGGATTTAGGCAGGATCTCAGCCCTTGAGTTTCAAGTGTATGAAAACCTGCTTAATAACATGATGGAGGAGCTAGATGAGCTGCCTAAGAAGGCTCCTGATCTGATGATCTACTTAAAATCCTCTTTTGAGACTGTCCTTTACAGGATTGGACTCAGAGGCAGAGACTTTGAGCAGGATACTAGCCTGATTGATTACTATAAAACCCTTTGGGAGGGCTATGATGAATGGCTGTTTAACCACTACAAGGCATCCCAGGTGTTAGTAGTGGATATGGACAGGCTTGATGTAGTCAATAACCCTGAGGATGCAGAGCAAGTAGTACAGGAAGTCAAACAAACACTAAATGAAATGGGGATTAATTAATATGACAGCATTAGCATTTTTTAACTTACTTCAACTTATTGGAGGCTTTATCCTTGCAGTGGGATACCTGCCACAGATTGCAAAGATCATTAAAACCAAGTCAGTGCAGGACTTTAGCAGGCTGTATCTTGGTGGTGTCTTTATTGGTATTGTGTTTATGGAAATCTATGCAGTGTACATGTTTTTTGTAATCCATACAGCAGGTGCTTTCTTCATCACTAATACTATCTCCTTCATCTTGTCAGGTACTGAGTGCGCCCTAGTGTTTTACTTCTATAACAAGTTTAACAGGAAGGCATCTAAGTAATGAAGGGGGAAACAGCTTTAGGCTGTGTAGTCATTGCATTGGTTGGTATTCTGATTTTGGCAGGGATAGCAGTAAACTTCCTACTGTTGCCCTACCTTTTGATGATTGCTTTAGGGGCTTTTGGAGTTCATTTCTCCTTCCTAGTTTGCTTAGCTCTTTGGATTGTAGTTACAGCCCTGTTAAAGAAGCTTATACCTAAGAGACAAGTTGAAACAGAATAGTGTCACACTTTAAACAGACCTCTCTAACTAAGGATTGAAAAGTTAGGGAGGTTTTTTCTATGGAATTTTTTAAAGGTGTGTCTTTTGAAACAGGCACTAAAGGTGATGCCTTAGCTAGAGTTTCAGAGGCGCAGAAAAAGAAAGAGCTGAAAAACTATGAGCCTACATGGGAAGAAGTTTGGTTAACTGGATACCCTTCTACTACAGGTAAGCACAAGAATGGTATCTTTCAGACTAAGATCACTCCTAAGGACAAAGATAGGCTACTTGATGTAAAGACTGCTATTGAGGCAGGTCAGTTAGGTATGGGTGTTGAAAGTCTCAAAAAGTTCTCAAAAGCCCATGCGCTGAATTTATACAAGCAATTAGCTGAGGCTAGAAAGGCTGAGATCATCAAGGGTTACTTAGCTAACATGCCTGAGAATTATCATACTGTTAACACTCATGAAGGTATGGAGTGGGTACTCAGTTTGTTTGAGGATTCTTATGCTTTAGGTGCTGAGGTTGCCTTAGATACAGAGACCACAGGGGTAGAGTGGTGGGATAGAACAGTAGGGCTTTCCCTTACTTTTGAGTTTGGTGATGTAGAGGAAAACTTTTATATCCCCTATGGACATACCTCAGATCATGAGCAGTTAACTAGAGGCTATGTTATGAAGAAGCTCAAGCCACACCTTGAAAAGAAAGGTACAAAGCTTGTGCTGCATAACAGTAAATTTGATAGCCATATGCTTTTAAAGGATGGCATCACAATCAGAAATAACATTTACTTTGATACCATGATTGCTCACTCTGTACTGAATGAGAATGATGAGAAAGGTCTCAAGGCTATTGCTACAAAGTATGGCAGATTCTTTGGCTTTGAAGATAAGTCCATGAGCTTTGGTGAGCTGTTCTCCAATAAGCCTGAGGCTTTCTACTCCAATGAGAGTATGGAGCTGTGTACTTTCTATGCTTGTAAGGATACGCACCTGTGTCTAAAACTGTACAAATGGCAGTTAAGTATGATGAAGAAGCAGCCAAAGCTGTATGATGTGTACTTTAACTATGAGCAACCTCTTACACCTGCTGTATTAGCAATGGAGGAGACAGGCTTTGAGATAGATTTTTCTTTTGCTGATATGTATAAAACAGAGCTACAGGCAGAGGTATCTGATCTTGAGCAGAAAATGACTAGGAGGTTTGGTGAGATTAATCTTAACTCTCCTGCCCAGTTATCAGCACTGCTGTATGATGAGTTGAAACTGCCTGACATATCAGGTAAAAGGAAAGCTGATGCTAAGACACTTCAAAAGCTTGTTAAGCATGAGTCTGATCTAAAGCTAATTTTAGAGTACAGAGACCTTAACAAGTTGCTGACTACCTATGTAGAGCCACTGCCTGAGAAAGTCAACAAAAACACAGGCAAGCTACACTCAAGTTTTAACCAGTCAGCTACTGTTACATCAAGGTTTGCAAGTAAAGACCCTAACCTACAAAACCTGCCTCCAAAGGCTAGAAAGCTGATTGTAGCTCCTAAGGGATATTTGATCTTTGGTATTGACTACTCCCAAATTGAGCCAAGGACTTTAGCTCACATGTCAGGGGATGCAGGGTTACAGTATCCATATTTGAATAACATTGACCTGTATGCTTCCCTAGCTTCAAAAATATTTAAGCTGCCCTATGAGGCTTGTCTTGAGGCTGATGGAGAGACTTATAAAAAAGCAGGACTGCCTAAGCATCCAAGGAAAATGATGAAAGTAGGACTTCTAGCTGTTATGTATGGCATCACAGTTCCTAGTCTTGCAGAGTCACTGGGAATTAGTGTACCTGAGGCTCAGAAATTTATGGATGACTTCTATAGCTCTTATCCTGAGATGACTGCATGGATGGCTAAACAGGTAGCTCATGCTGATGAGACAGGCTATGTAGAGACAATGCAAGGCAGAAAGAGAAGGTTTATAGGTCACACAGTAATTGCTAAACACTATCACGCTTTACATGCAAAGGTGGTCAATATCCTAGGCAGAGAGCCTGAGAACATATGGAGAGAGCCACTGCCTAGAAACCTCAAAAAACAGTACTGGGAAGTCAACAAAGACTATCAAAGGGTAGCTAGGATGTCTGTAAATGCAATTATCCAAGGTAGCGCTGCTTTGATGCTTAAAAAGGCAATGATTGCTGTCAATGCTCACTTAGAAAGAAAAGGGGCAGGGTGGAAAATGATGGCTACCATCCATGATGAGCTGTTATTCCTTATCCCTGAGGCAGTTACACCTGAAGAGATCATTGAGATAGAAAACATCATGAAAGATGTAGTTAAGCTTGATGTACCTTTGAAAGTTGATACAGAGGTAATGATTAGATGGGGAGAGGGCATCCCTTTTGCTGAATGGGTAGAAAAAGGCTGTGGCAGAAAACCTTTTGAGGAGGTAGCTTAATATGGGATTGCTAGGTGTAGGAGTACCTAAGAATCCTCATGAATACAACAAGGTTTGTCACTTGAGGAGAAAAGTAAGAGTCAAGAATATAGAGGAGCTGTCTAAAGAGGTTGAGAGGATTAAAGAAAGGCGCATCATTAAGGTGCATGACATTGAGTTAGAGGCTATATTTCCAAAAGGCACATACCTCATTAAATGTGTCAGGTACTATGAAAAGCCTGCAATTTTATGGACAGGGGGAGTAGAGGACTTTTAAGCCTCTGCTCTTTTTTTGTCACAGACAGCACATGCTTTTCTAATTAAGGAGTGTAAACAAATATAGGGGGGATACCTTTGCACTTAACAGCTAAAGTGAAAGTAACAGGAATCAAGAAAAAGACATCAGCAGTATTTTTCAAGGATTTAAAGGTAGGGGATGAATTTGAGCTTTCATACTCCATAAATGGGTGGTATCATTCTGCTCCTAGCATTGACATCTATCAGGATGAGCAGATCAAGCATATGAATACTGCTAACCAATTAAGAAATAACTTGGCTAACTTTGAGGTTGAGCAGATTGGATAAGGACATCCTTGAGCTGATTGGCAGGAGGAGAAGGCAGATTCTTGTCCACTCCTTCCTGTACTATCAGTTAAATGAAAACATCATAGCAGATCACACTTTTGATCTGTGGAGCAAGGAGCTTGTACAGTTACAGGAGAAATATCCTGAGGAATCTAGGCAGGCTGTATACTATGCTGAGTTTACTAAGTTTGATGGTAGCTCAGGATATGACCTGCCCTACAGCCTTCCTGAGATGCAGAGTACAGGGCATAAGTTACTGGATTATCACAAAAAGCTAAAGGGGCACAGTGCATGAGCTTAGTATTGTCAGCAGGCTTAGCAGGTCTGATCTTAATAGGTGGAATGGGCTACAGAATGGGCAGGGAGTAAATTCTCTGCTCTTTTTTCTTTGTCACACTTTACCAAAGCCTTTCTAATTAAGAAGTGTAAATAAAATAACATAGGGGGTAGGGCTGTGAAGTTTACAGAGAAGCAACTAGAATCCATCCATTTTGAATCAGGGTTTTACAAAGAGGAAGGCAATGAGGGCAGTTGGGTAGATGTGGAGCTGATTGAGGAAGATAATTGGACAGATGGAGGTAAGTATTCTTATTGTCTAGTGATTTTCAAATATGAAGGTAAACATTATTCCTTTGCTGTCACTAGATCAGGGAGCTACTTCTCATACTATGAATATGAATATGACACAGATGTCACTGAGGTTGAGCAGGTTACTGAGACTGTTGAGATTACTAAATGGATTGCTGTGGGGTGACTATGAGGGCAGAGATTAATTTCTCTGCTCTTTTTTTTATGCTGTCACACTTTTATTCCTTCATCTAATTAAGAGGTGTAAGCAATTAAGAAAAGCTATGGAGGCTGATTGTATGAAGTTTATTGGGAAAGAGTTAAAGCTGTGGGAAATCATGAAAGAGGGTAAAAATGGTGAAATTTACGAGATCACTGATTGTGCCCTTACTTCTTACATTGGTACTAAGGTAAAGGTGCAAGAAACTCAGGACTACAGAGGTAAGTATAAAACTCTTGTAAAGCCTGAGGCTAATGATAACCCTACTGATGCCAGTAACATTGTAACAATCTTTGGATGTATGGGGGAAGCTACATGGAAAAAGGTTGAGGCTGTCACATACAAACCTATTGACTTTATGGATGCGGTTAACAGGCTTGATCAGGGTTTTACAGTGTACAGAAAAAAAGGAAAGCACTTCTTTTCTTTGAGTAGATATACCAGTTTTGAGAAGGCAAGAATTGAGGACTTTTCTGATTTAATTCAAACACAGTTTTACAAGAAGGAGGCTAACTAATGCCTGTTTCTTCTTCAAGATCATCTTTCAGCAGTACACCTAAGTCAAGTAGTAGCTCAAGCAGTTCTTACAAAAGCAGTAGCTCAAGCAGTAAGAGCAGTAGTTCTAGTAAAAGCTCAGGGGGATGGTTTGGTTCAAGTAGTGAGGCAAGCAGCAGCAAGTCATCCAGTAAGTCCAGCAGCAAAAACTCTAAGCCTAGCAAGTCGATCACGCTGAGCAAGTCAAAGGCTGAGAAGGCAAAAGTTAAGGCTAAGGCAGAGACAAAGAAGAAGGCTACAGAGTCTCAAAAGTCCACAACTAAAAAGGCTGAGAGCAAGGCAGTGCCTTCCACTCCTACTAAAAGCTCACATAGTTCACACACTTCAAGCACTGTCCATCACCATCATCATAACAGTAGCTCTGCTATGGACTGGATACCTTTCATGTTTATGGCTGACATGATGGATGATGATACGGAGACTGTAGTAATTGAGGATGGAAAGGTAGTGTCAGGACAGACACAGACTAATAACTCTGTCAGTGGGTGGGGAATTTTTAGTACAGTGCTATTCCTAGCCATTCTAGCTACAGCAGGAGTACTTTTCTTTAAAAGCTTCAAGAAGAAAGCCAAGAAGAAAAGGGGGCTACATTGGTGAGCAGATTAGACACTATGGCTAGGTTTGCTGAACCTGATGATAAAGAGCCTGAGGTTATTGGTCAGTGCAGGGATTGCTATGAGGACATTGTAGCAGGTCAGGAAGTTTATGCACATGATGGCTATTTGTACTGTGCTGAGACTTGTTTGTTTTCAGACTTAGATATATACAAAATTACAGTAGGGGAGTAATGGGGAATGAAGGTAACTTTTATAGGTGATATTGACACTAAACTAATGGTGAGCAAACTGGATGAGGTTGCTACCTCAACTATAGAAAGAATTGAAAAAGAGCAGGGAGTCAAAATTAATGGATACAGCCTACATGAGGCTGAGCTGCTAGTAAAGGTTAATGTAGAGGGCATGGATGAGCCACAGCTACTAACTGTAGATCATCATGGCATGACAGAGCCTTTCCAGTGGATTGTTGACATGGACAAGGAAACACAGGTAAACAATCAAGAGGAATCAATGTTTGACCAGTACACAGTGGCTAAGGCTCAAGGTCAGGAGCATGAGTTTGAGGAGATTGAGTCAGCCTATGATGACATTATCTTAGAGCTTGAGAAGTCTGAGACTTATGAGGACATGGAGAGGAAAGTGTACTCTGTCATTAATGAGGATTACAAGGTAATCAGGGTGTATCAGCAGAGAAAATTAATTCAAGAGATCAAGCTTGTACCTAGAGGAGATGCCCAGTGATGGTGTGTATTTGCTTAACTGTCATCCTGTGTACAATGCTGATCTGTGACATGGTAGTGAATGTAAAAGGTAAAGAAAAGTAAAAGAAAAAGGAGTCAGGTCATGTACCTGCTCCTCTTTTTATTGCAATACTTTTGTTTAAGGCAAAGTAGATTAAGTTAGCCTACTTTAACTTATTGACTGTAGCTTTAAGGGCATTGTCTCTGTAAAGCTCTTTCAACTCAAAAGGCATTTCTCTTGTTTCTTTCCACTCTTGACTATTATTGTCAAACTTCTCTTTTGTTTCAGGAGGTAATCTAAACTCAATAAGTTCACTAAGGTCACTTACTTGAAGGGCTACCATGATAGCTAAAAGTTGTACCTTATTAAAGCTGATACCTTTACCATTAACTATCTGAGATACAGTACCTATCCTCATGCCTGTCATTAAAGCTAGGTCTTGTTGGGTAATGCCTCTTTCTTTTAAAAGGTCATCTATCTTTAAAACAATCTCAGCATCCTCTAACAGCCTTGCTGTACCTACTACTACATCATTCATTAAGCTGTGAGACCCATCTAAAATAGTACTAACCTTCATCTTCTTCATCCAAAATTCCTCCACTTTGTCACTTATCTATTAAAACCTAACTACAGGTAAATTCCATAATACTGTAATTCGCTACAATGACAATATTAACTGATCTATGTCACAGATGCAAACTTTTCTTCTAATTAAGAAGTGAGACAAGTTAGAAAGTCATCACTTTAAATTAAGGGGTTGCATATATGCTAGTACAAAAACCAGTTAAAATAGCCCTTTTGGGAGAAATCAGGGCAGGTAAGGATACAGTAGCTGAGCTTATTGAGAAGCACATTAAAGCTGCTAAATCCACCTACTTCTTAGCCTTTGCTGATGGTATTCACAAGGTTATCAGAAAGTATTTCCCTGAGGCTTACAAAGAGGGCAAGCCTAGAAAGCATCTACAGCAGATAGGTCAATCATTTAGAGTGCTTAATCCTGACATATGGATTGACACTCTTTTTAATTCCAATGTTTTTAATAAGGCAGCTAGGTCACAGTCCAATATTATCATTACTGATGTAAGACAGCCTAATGAGGCTTTGAGGGCTATGCAGGAAGGTTTTACAGTGATAAAAGTTACTGCTGATTTTGATGTGAGGGTAGAGAGGGCTAAGGCTAATGGCGATAGCTTCAATCTTGAGGACTTCTACCATGAGACAGAAATGGCTATTCAGCAGTGCCCTTATGATGTACTTATTGATAACTCTTATACCCTTGAAAATCTTGAAGAAAGAGTCAAAGAAGTTCTTGGGGAGGTTATCACTAATGAGCAGTAAATTAGAGAGGGCTACCCAAGATCATTACACATTAGCAGAAATTGAAAAGACACTTAAAAATAGAGAACTGTCCTATTCTTATGCAGAGCAAGGAGACTTAGACATTGTTCACCTGATTATTGACTCAGAAAAGGCTTTAGAGTTAGCACAGCCTACTGAGATACAGAAAATGACTGTAGACCTTGTATGGAGACAAGGTTACACCTTAGTAGAGACAGGAAAGATGCTAGGTGTAACTCCTCAGGCTGTTAAGTTTAACTTAGGGCTGCTGAAAGTCAAGATACAGAAGGTACTGGATGAATGGAAAGTAATGGACAAAGGAGGAGAGGTAGCATGATGACTCTCAATATCCCAGTAGCAGCATACATTTTACAATTTACTGACAGGGCTGAGGAGTTAGCTAACACTAAGTTAGAGGATGCTCCCTCTGTTGCTAAAAGGAATCAGAAAGTAACTGACATGATTGATGAGCATTTCACTCTAACAGGAAAGATGCCTAAGGCTGATGCTTTGAGGTTCTTAGCAGATTACATTTTGATTACAGACTTGAAAAACAAGGATGTAGATAAAGTAAGTAATGAGGAGTTTCCTATCCTTTCTGTTATTCAAATGAAAAGGAGACACAGGAAACAAATGCTTATGAAGGATGAAACACTAGACTTTCTCAATAACAAAGTTAACAAGCAGTTGGACAGTTTATCTAGGACTACAGTTAAGAAGGCTGAATACTAAAAAATACAGGAGGGGAGTCATTTTGACTCTCCTTTCTTTTTATAAAGGATGGTTAGATGTTTAATGTAATTGCAAGTATTCTACCTTTGTTGATGCCTTTTAGTGCAGATCAAGGGGAGTATATCAATGTAAATGAGATTCCTCCTATACCTAGTGTGGAAAGAGAGGAGTACCTGACAGATCATGGTATCACCCCTATTATAAAAACTGAGGTAAAGGAAAAGGTTGTTTATAAGGAAAGAGTAGTATATGTAGACAGAGGCACTAATGAGACTGTGAAAACTGAGGTTAAGGGCATTTCTAAAAAGGAATATGAATCCTCTAAGAAGAAGGCTGAGCCAAAGAAAGAGCCTGTTAAGAAGGAATCACAAACAGTATCTAATCAGTCTCAAAATTTTGAGTTTACTGCCTACAGCCATGAGCCTAGTGAGGCACAGTCACACAGGTACAATGGCAAGATAGTTACAGCTACAGGCAAAGATGTCACTAGCGGCATTTACTACCAAGGGTACAGGATTCTTGCTGTAAACCCTAATGTCATTCCATATGGCAGCATCTTGTCTGTAAGTGTAAATGGACAAAGCTTTAAAGGAATTGCTTTGGACACAGGGGGAGCTATCAAGTCTAGGTCTAACAGGATTGATCTGATGGTCAATGATACTAATGAGGCTCTTACCTTTGGTGTACAGCAGGGCAATATTTCATATGTCAGAAAAGGATGGTAGGGCTGAGGCTCTACCTTTTTTAATGTCACAGTTTTACCCCGCCTGTCTAATGTATTGGTTGAGGAGTTGGTGGAGTGTTGATTACTTTAGATGAGTTGATTGCTGAGGAAGCCTTAGTTATTCCTGTAGCAGATGCTGTCCTTTCTTCCAATGAATTAAAGGAGGGGGCTAGGTTTGAAAGTAGGGGAGGGGTATACACCTTCTACAATAAATACCTAGAGCCTTTGTATATAGGCATCTCTGTCAATGTAGGCAAGAGGGTTATGGAGCATTTTGGCACTCCTAAAGGAAACAAAGACCTGCGTCAGTACATTGAAAGAGAGACAGTGTACATCTCAGTATTTTATGAGGACAGAAAGATATATCAGGAGATTTATGAGAGCTATTTAATCAAGGTTATGAGTCCTAGATTTAATGTAGACAAGACAGGGAGGCAAAAGGTTTAATGGAACAGCTCAGCATCTTTGATGTAGCAGAGGAAACTGTAGAACAGCCTAAGCAATTTATTGAGAAAGTCAAAAATGTTATTGAGCCTATCTATGAGACAGGCAATAGGGTAAGAATTAGAGCAGCTAAGGAGCTTGTGTCTCCTGATATTGAAACAGTAGCCTACCTTACAGATTACAAATTTGGTGGAAAAGTAGGCACTATAACCAATATGCAGGTGGGTGCTAATAGGGTTTCTTATGAGGTAGAGACTTCCCTTGGTAAAGCTTTTGTAACAGAGGAAGAGTTAGCCTTCATTAGCTGA